CACTTAGGTTTTGCTAAATCTCAAGGTATGTCAAGTGCTAACAAATTCCCAGGATACGAAATCTGGATGAAAGACAGATGTGATGTATTTATTGAAGATTTATCTAGAACTGTGTTGATTGAGGAAATTCCACAATTCTAATTATAAAAGATCAAAAGAACCTAAGAAGCATCCCATAACGAACTGCTCTTAGGTCTTTTCTTCAGAAATTTTTCTTTTTAATTCCTCTCCCTTCTTTAAGAAGAAATTTTTCAAACAGAGTGATGAATATTTGGGTTCTCCCAGTATAGCATTATCCATTCGATTGGTACACTCTACAAAATATAAACCAAAAACGAGAGTAACTTCTCAAAAACTAAACTAAATATGGGCAAATTAGGCAAAATCTCTACTATCAAAAGAGAATTTAATAGTTCACAATTGCAAACAATGCAAAGTGAACTTTCAAGAAACAATATGACTAGAATTCCTGGTACAGGAGTTTTCAAATATCCTTATAAAGAGATTGATGGTCAATATAGAACTGGATTAGATGTAAACGCTGGATACATTAAAAGAATTCAGGATCCTGTTGAAAAAGAACTAGAAATTGAAAGAGTTAAAGCTCTTCGTGAAAAACTAGAATATGATCTTGGTGATATTGATTTAAGTCCTCGATCTAAGTTTTGGAACTATGGATTATCATTATCTACTGATGATGTTACTCACGTACAACCTTACAAACTATTAGATGGAGATAATTATTTTGATCTTTCTATTCCTTTTCAAGAATTATCTTTTGCATGGTTAAGAGTTCATCCAACTATTGCTTCTAGTTTTCAAGCATGGGAAAGAGGTGAATATCCTGCAGATACACAATATTATATTGTTGATGATGATATTGAAAATGAAATTGTATTTAAGAAAAAACAATTGATTAATAAAGCAATTGTTAAATTCGACGATATGACTCCAGATAAGAAAAAGAAAATTGCCAGATTATTAGGCCTTCCTGTTACAGAAGATACTAAAGAAGAAGTTGTATATAACCAAGTGGATAACTTGTTAAAACAAACAGAATTCAAAAGTGGTAAACACTCAGGATTAAATCCTATTGAAGTATTTAATAGGTTTGCTAATATGAAAGAAAATTTGCTACATATACAAGATTTAGTTAAACAAGCTATTGCACACTCAGTTTATAGAGCTAAACCTAATGGTAAGATTTATGAAGGAGATTTTGAAATTGCTGATAATGAATCAGAATTAATTAAATACTTGGCTGATGAAGATCACCAAGATGATTTAATTATTCTTGAACAAAAACTAAAAGGTAAAAAACTAGCTTCTTTATAAGAGGCTAGTTTATAAAAAATAAAATATGATACAAGTAGATAGTTTATTATACAAGATTGACCAAAGATTGAATAAGCTATCAACTAATGAGCATCAACAAATCCAGCTTGAAGATAAAATTTTAGCTCTTAATGAGGCTCAGATTAAGTTGATAAAGCAAAAAGTTGATGGAATGAGTATTGCTAATGGTATGGGTATGGATGCTTTTAAAAAGCGTTATGAAGACCTTCAAAGTCTTGTAATGCCTTATAATAACCAACCATTATCTTTATCAATAGATAATCCAGAATTAAATCAATGGAAAGCTAATATTCATTTACTTGAACCTAAGTATATGTTTTATATTGATAGTTATGTATTAGCTGACAAAGGACGTTGTAAAGATAGAAAAATTTGGATTAATCGAGATCTTGCTAAACATGGTGATTTACAATTTATTTTAAATAATAAACATTATAAACCAAGTTTTGAATATCAAGAAACATTTAATTTCTTAGCATCAGATGAAATCAGTATATTTACTGATGGCACATTCACTCCTAAGACTATATGTATATCATATATGAGGTATCCGGATTACATTGATAAAGAAGGATATATTAAATTTGATGGAACACCATCAACAGATGTAAACTGTGAATTAGAGACTTATTTAGAAGATGAATTGTTAGACTTAACAGTACAAAATCTAGCAATGTATACAGAAAATCAATCTGCTACACAAAGTGCTCAATACAGAATACAAACAAATGAATAATTAATTAATAATTAAATCTAAATAAAATGGCAGATTTTTCTTTAACCACGCTCTTTGTAGTGCCAGCAAGCCAAACAGCTTTATCTGGTAGTGCTACTCAAGACCTTGCTCCTGGAATCGTAGGAGTTTATGACAATAATTATAGAGCTGTACCAGCGGGTACAACTATTTATGACGCAAGTGTAGGACCTTATTTCTATGTTGCACAAGGTAGATCAAGTAACTATTTACAAGGATCTAAACGTTCAGACAAAATTGCAGGATGTTCTCAAGCAGTAGCTTGTCAACCAAATGTAATTGAATGGTATAAAGTAGTTGGTTGTCCAACTCCTGTTAACCAAATTACAGTAGTAAATAATTTTAATGTTCGTTGTGGTGACACATTAACTTTAACTTTACGTGCTCACTCTTCTTACATTGATACATTGTATTTTAATGGATTCACACGTTCAGTAACTGTACAAGCACCTTGTTGTGATTGTGGTGGTGATCCTTGTGATACTGTTGATGATAATGCATTAATTAATCAATTGATTGCTAAGTTAACAGCTACAGCACCTGGAATTAATCCAGATAACATTTCATTTAACAACTTCTTTACATTTAAAAATGTAGGTGGTACTGCTTTATGGATTGAAGGAAAACCTTTAACTAAATATGGTCAACCATGTGATGTTGCTGCTTTCCCTTTTGAATTTGATAGATTGTGGTTTAATACATTTGTATACTCAGGACCTGCAACTACAGCTGACTTTATTGTTGCTGATAATTGTAACATTGTAGCAACAGCTGCAACTACTCAAACATCAAATTATGCTAGAGGTTTAGCAACTGAAATTACTCAATTAGAGAAAAATTTCTATAGCTACCAAACAGGATTTATGAAACATCTTTATAGAATGGCTGGATACAATCAAGTATTCGATACATTTGTAGATGGAAGTAAAACTTATACTACTTATTACATTAAATTTAATGAATATGGTAGAGGTATTTATAACTTCGGGGATTATATCTCTATGGATTCTACTGTTATTATTGCTGTACCTACTACAAGTACTGCTTTTATAACTGATCTTGAAAATACATTAGTTCCTGCTTTAGGTGCTGTTGTAAGTGATGGTGGTGTTTGTATTACTACAACAACTACTACAACTACAGCATAATCTGAACAAAACTTAATAACTAATAAAAAGGGAAAGGAGTAAGAATTCCTTTCCCTTTTTTTATTAAAACTAATAACATGCCAACATTAAAATTAGATTTTTTAGTAGTTCCTACATATAATACATTAACTCTTGGTATTATTGATGCATCTACATATACAACAAATCCACCATCTGTAAATACTCCATGGATAGAAATTACTCCTCCAGGTTTTGATACAATAGGACTTGTATTCAGTGTTGATGAATATAATATTTTTACATCATCAAATTTAGGGCTTTCACCAGTAGGTGTTAATCAACCTCTTCCTGATGGTATATATCATATAAAATATTCAGTTACACCTGCATATGAAAATTTTGTAGAAAAATCTATTATACGTACAGATAGACTTCAAGAAAGATTTGATGAAGCTTTTATGCGTTTAGATATGATGGAATGTGATAGTGCAATTAAAACACAAAGTAAAGTTGAATTAGATACAATTTATTATTTTATACAAGGAGCTATCGCAGCTGCTAATAATTGTGCAATAATTCAATCAAGTAAATTATATGATCAAGCAAGTAGAATGTTAAATCATTTTATGAAGCATGACTGTGGATGTACAGGTAATAACTATATAAATAATTTCAAATAAAATGGCTAATTGTAGTAATTGTAATTCTAATGTTGGATGTTCATGCCAACTAGTAAATGGATTATGTGCAGCTTGTAGAGTTGCAGTTAACAAAGTACAAAACTTTATAGAAACATGCTTACACCAAGATTAACAAATTGTCCTGAATGTGCAGATATTCCTACTATTATAGCAGAGATAGATTGCAAACTTTCTGAAATGAGTAATTCATTATATAACAATATAGTGTTTATGCTTAATAAATCATTTAATTCTGAAGTAATGTCTGACCTTTTAAAATATAAAAGGATATTAATGTTTAAAGTTTGTAACCCAAACTATGCAGGACATTTTACAGTGAATATGATTGCAAATAAAATCAAACTTTTAAAATTTAAATAAATGAGCTGTACTAATTGCTTTAATGGATGCACTGAAACTGTTTCAGATCAATGCATAAGATATACAGGAAACGATGTTCCTACACTTGGTATACAACATGGAGATACACTTCTTTCTGTTGAAAATTCTCTTACTACTTTTTTAGCTTCAACATTAACTGGAGCAGGTATAAAACCAGATATTCCAATTGAAAACTTCTGTACATTAGTTAAAAATTATCTTCCTACATGTACATCTTGTACAGGATTTACATTGAATGATGTATTAATTGCTGTTATACATGCAGCTTGTAATTTACAAGAACAAGTAGATGCAATTGATGCTACACTTCTTGTATTAAATTCTGATTATACTTTACCAGTTGATTGTTTAACAGGTGTTACAAATTCTTCAGATACTCATGCTATTGTACAAGCTATTTTAACTAAACTATGTTCAGTTGATTCAGATTTAACATCATTAACTGCAGAACTTCATACATTATATTCAAGTAATGGTACTGAGTTAAATGCTCAGATTGCTGCTTATCTAGCTAGTATAGCACCTTCTTCATTGGTTAGTAATAAAATGATTCCTTATACTGCTATACCATTTTATCCTACACCTGCATTTTTAGCTGGTAAGTTTGATGGAACAGGTGCTGGTATTGGTGATTGGTTAAAAGTATACTTATGTAATGGACAAAATTTTACACCTGATTTAAGAGGTAATGTTCTTATTGGAGCAAACTCTATGGGCACAGGAGCATATAGTACTAGCAATACTGATACAAACCCTCCATATAGTAACCCTTATTATAATCAGGGTACATCTGCAGGAACTAACACAGTTACATTAGGTTTAGGTCAAATACCTAGTCACAATCACGCTGGTTCTACTTCTACTGATACAGGGCATATTCATAATATATTTGCTAATGTAAATTATGGTACTGGAACCTCTGGTGTTAAATCAGGTACAGATTTCTTTATTCAAGGAGGAACGCATAGTTCTGATTCAAGCACTGCTAATATTAATTTAACTATAGCTCAAGCAGGTGGTGGACAGGCACACTCTAATATACAACCTGTTTTAGGAGTTTTATATATAATGTATATACCTTAATAATATGTGGCCATTTTTACCAAAGAAATGTGATTGTAGTGAAACACCTACAAATTTAAGTATACCTTGTGATCCAACATTACAATCATCTGATGAATTTGTATATGATGGGCCAGATTTGCCTTGTATAAATGTGCACCATAATGATACATTAACAACAGCATTACAAGAACTAGATTATTATTTATGTGGTAGATTATTTACTCAACAAGTTATGTTTAATATTGAAACAAATATTACAGCATTTCCTGATTTTGTTACACTGATAAATAATGTTGTTTCTTGTGATACTATTCTTTCTTGTTTAACATCAAGCACAACTACTTCAACAACATCATCATCAACTAGTACAACTACTACTACAACTACTTGTCATCATCCTAATCTAGTAATAAATGGAGAATTTGATACATCTTTAGTGTCATGGAATCAAACTATCTCTAATAGTTGGATATGGAGTGCTAATCATGGTGGAAGTGCTTTTTATAATGGACTAGATGAAAATTCTTTATTATATCAATCTATACTTACACCAGGAATAACTTATGATGTATCATTTCATTTATGGTGTGATAGTCCTTGTGCAGTTCCTGTAAAAGTATTTGTTGGTACAACAGAATATGATATTACAGGCATAACAGGTGATGTAGATATTAATCTTATAATTACTTGTACTGGTAATACTTTATTTGGTATACAAGCTTATGACGCTTGTGGAGAACCTAATAATAGTATTTATATTAATAATGTAGTTGTAAGTGAGCATTGTCCACAATTTACTACTACTACAACTACCATCTTACAACAAAAAAATTTTGATATAACAGGAAATTGGAATCTTACCACTCCTCCAGTAGTAGATGCATTATCATTTAAAACATTTTTAGAAAGTGGATATGATGGAGATGATACTCAAAATGGATTCTCTGATGTAGTTATTACAGATTTTTCATTAATAGAAGGTAGATTAACATGTAATTTATTTGCTTTAGAAAATAGTAGTAATTTTAATTTAGCTTATCTTGAAATTACAGATGTATCTTTATTTGGTGATATTATAGGATTATCTAACATATCTCTTTATACAAATAATATAAATAATGTTAATGATACTACATGGCCAAATAGTATGACACAATTAGATTTATCTAATAATCAAATAGTAAATTTTAATCCAACTTTTCAATTACCCAACTCATTAAGTTCTTTATACTTAAATGGCAATCAAATAGTAACATTTAACCCATCAGTACCATTACCTAGTTCATTAAGTAATTTATTATTAAGTAATAATTTAATAGTAAATTTTAATCCATCCATCCCTTTACCATCATTAACACAAATAGTATTATCCTATAATAATATAAGTACATTTAATCCTAGTATTTCTTTGCCTCTTAGTTTACAGGGTCTTGCTTTAACTGGTAATGCTATAAGTATATTTAATCCAACTATTGCATTACCTAATTCATTAAATTATTTAGGTTTAGAACAAAATCTTATGACTACTGCAGGGTATACAGCATCAGAACCATGGGCAAATGCTATGACTAATATACCAGGAAGAGGTAATATAGTATTTACTAGTAATACAAATTCTGTAACAGGTACAAATTTAGCAACTATATTACATTCTAAAGGTTGGTCTACAACCGGATAATACTAATGACAAAATATTAATAAATTTTTTAAAATAAAAATATGTGCACAAATAATTCAAATTGTACTAACTCAGATAATACTTGTGGATGTGGTATTTCAACAGATCAAGTATCCTATCAAGGGCCTACACTACCATGTGTAGAAATAAATAATTGTGATACTATGACTACTGTATTACAACAACTTAATAGTTATATATGTAGCGATGAATTAGTTCATACAATTATAAATAATATTATTACTAATATTAGTTTATACCAACAATTTACTACTTTAGTAAACCAAACAGTAGATTGCGAAACTGTTTTAGCATGTAATAGTACAACTACTACTACAACACTTGCTCCTTGTGAAAGTTTTTCATTAAATAATACAGGAGAAACTCCAGTGGCTATAATTATTACTGATTGTATTACACACTTACAAGAAGCTATTATATTAAATCCAGGAAATACAAATATTTGTGTTGTAACAAATAGTCCTTTAGTTGTACCAGGTACAGTTATTGCAATACCAAATGGCCCTTGTGGTACCACTACAACTACTAGTACAAGTTCAACAACTACTACTACCACTACAGCTATTCCATGTGAATGTTTAACTGCTATTAATGAAGATAGTATATCTCATACAATATCTTATACAGATTGTTTTGGTGTTTTTCTTGAAAATGATATAGATATTCCTCCTTATGAAACTATAAAATTCTGTGGATGTTGCGCATATTCAGATAGTAGTTTTGTAACAATCTCTATAGGAGAAAATTGTATAGATCAAATATGCCCAACTACAACAACAACTACTACATTAATATAAAACTAAACCAATGACAGTATTAATAACTCTTTCAACAGCAGGTTCAGACTCTGGGCCATTTAATCTTTATTCAGATCTTGATGGATACACATCAGCATTTGAAACAAATGTAGCTAAAGTGGATCTATTAGCAGGGTATCCTTCTGCATTAGTACCAGACTATACAGGCATAATTAGAATTATGTCTGATAATTCTTTATGTACTAATTATGTGGATATAATAATATCTGGTACCACAACTACAACAACAACAATATAAATAAATCTTGTTTTGTTGGTTTTACAAGATTTTCTCCCTAGGATTTTTCTAGGGAGTTTTTATTTATAATTATTTTAGTTATAAGTAATTACGGCAATAACTAAAATAATTTGTTTTATATAAAAACTATTAGCTATCTTTACCTAGTTTTAACTAATATGAGTACATATGTCTGAAAGTAAAAATTTATTATTTCAATTAGAAAGTTTACTTTCTAGAAAAAAAAGTAAAAAGTATTATGCTAGTATACTAGAAATCACTGAATTAGAAGTAAATAATTTACTTTTAGAATTAAAAAAAGAAAAAACTTTTACTACAGCTGAACCTGAAAAATTGTGTTCTACAAAAACTACAAAAGTAAATAATGAAAAAGGTACAATTGAAAGTACAATAGTTATAAACTTTGAACCAAAAAATGATATTGAATTAGCTGAATTACATAAAATTGATTTAGATAAATACATTATAACTAACTATTGGTCTAAAATGTTACCAGGTGGAAAATTTACTTCATCTGTTTTTAGTAAAAGAAAACAAGCAGAAGATTATTCTCAAAAAGATTTTTCTAAATTTTTAGAAACTTATATTCCTAATATTGTAGAAAAATATATTAAAACTTTAGATGCAACAAAGAAAAATGTAGATGTAGAAATATCTCTGTCAGATTTTCATTTAGCTAAAAGACATATTGATGGTGATAATAGTACAACAGAAAGAGCACTAAGATATTTTAATGTAGCACAAGAACTAATACATAAGGTAAGAGCTATATATAATATAAACACTGTAGTACTTCCTATATCAAATGATTTCTTTCATACTGATAACTATCAAAACCAAACTACAAATGGTACACCACAAGATACTATAATGGACTACTCACAAGAGTATGAATTAGGTTTTAGTATTCTTGTAGATACAATTAATATGCTTAGAGCTAATGCTCTTCATGTTAAAGTGGTATTAGTACAAGGTAATCATGATAGAACTAAATCTTTTTATTTAGCACATGCATTGGATGTATTTTTTAAATCTGCAGTAGATGTAGATTTTATAAGAGAACATTCAGTTATTAAAGGATTAACACTAGGTAATACATTTATTGGTTGGCACCATGGTAACTGTAAATTAGATGATCTTCCTTTATTATTTGCTACATCTACAGAATATAGTCAAGCATTTGGTAATGCTAAATATAGAGAAATACATACAGGCGATAAACATCACTATATGGCTAAAGAATTAAAAGGAGTAAGAATACAACAAATGCCCAGTTTGTCTGGTGCAGATAGATGGCATTCAGATAATAATTTTGTTCACTCAGTAAGAGCTGCACTAGCATTAGTATATGATACTTATCTAGGTAAGGTAGCTGAGTTTGAATCTAGAATATAAATAATATGGCAACAGGTAGAAAATTAGTAAGTGATGTTAGAAGTATGCATAAAATACTATCTACAGATTCTTTAATAACAGATAGAGCTATTCTTTCTGAAATTAGAATTAATTCTAATCTTTTAATTAAAAGAGAAACTAATCTTAGAAAACTTTGGGCTACTGATACATTGTTTACTACTATCTCTTGTTTAGAAATGTGTGAAGTACCTATTTCAGAATGTTGTGATTATGTAGATGAATGTACAATAGCTAGAAGTAAAGAAAAAATTCCTCGTATAGCTGAAGGAAATTATCAATATGTAATACAAGGTGTATACCCAATTAATGCTTTAGGAGGTAAAGTAAATAAACTTAAAGAAATAACTGTTAATAGATATGCAAATCTTTTAAAACTTCCTGTAATTAAAAAAGAAGCATATTACTGGATTTCAAATGGTTATCTTTATATAACTAATCCTTTATTACAATCTATTAGATTTGTAGCTTTTTTTGAAGAAGATGTACCTAATGAAATATTATATCCTGAATGTGGATGTGGTAAAGAATACACACTTGATGAAATTTGTATAAATCCTTTAGATAAAGAATTTCCTGTTCCAGGATACTTAGAACAACAAGTATTACAACTTACTTCACAAAAATTATTATCTACTTATTTCAGATTAAAAACTGATTTGGCTGATCAAGGAATTGATGGACAAGCACCTAATACAACACCAACAACATAAACTATGGCAAGAGTTTTTGTAGAATGGAGAAGTGCTAGTAAAGAAAATTATAATTTATTTTGTAAAAAATATCCTACAATAGAATTATCTTTTGATGAATGGCGTACTATTATTTATGAATTTAGTGAGTTATTTAAAGAATATATTTTAGAAACAGGTGAAAAAGCAAAACTACCTTTTGGATTTGGAGAATTTTCTATAATAAAAAAGAAAAGAAGAAAAGTAAAAGTTAATCCAGAAGGAAAAGAATATATCAATCTACCGGTGGATTGGCAAAAAACTAAAGAAAAAGGAAAAATTATATATAATTTTAATTACCATACAGAAGGATTTTTCTTTGGTTGGTATTGGTTTAAGCAAACAACTAGATTTAGACACTCTACTTTATGGTTTTTTAAACCATCTAGAACTACTTCAAGATTAATTAATCATTATATTAAAGCTGATAATAAATACCAACACATTTATTGTGAGTGGAATATAAAATAAAAACAAAATGAGCTACTACTTTAAATACAATTTTATTAGTCCTGAACCTGTTTTCTCAACTGTTAAAGAAGAACTTAAAAGTTACTTTGATACAGGAGCAGTAGATGATTTAATGTTTCCTACTTATTTAGATAAATGTTTAAAAAAATTAGGAAGAACTACTTATATAATAACTCCAGAAATATTATATATAGAAAACTTTGAAGCAAGATTACCTGATAACTTTTATGCTGTTAGAGAAGCTTGGATGTGTTCTGAAATTCCTTTAACATCTTATCAAGATGCTAATTCATTTTATTCACAAGCATCCTCTACTACAATACAAGTTTCTCCTTTAACTATAGGAGGAACACCTTGTAATAATCCTAGTTGTCAAAATTCACAATGTGATGGAACATGTATGCCAGAATTAATACAAGCTGTATATAAAACTAATCATACTACACCAAGATCTTATAAAAGAGATTACTTATTAAAACCAGGTAATATTTCTGCTAAGAAACATTGTGACATGGAATATAATAGAAATTTTATACCTAATGCATCTTCATTAGATTCATTTGACATTAGAGATAATAAATTTGTAACTAATTTTAGAAATGGTGTTGTTCATATGTTAATGTATGCTACAGATTATGATGAGATTGGAAATCAAATGATTCCTGATAATTATCGTATTAGAGAGTATGTAGAAGCGTTCATTAAATACAAAGTATTTGAAATGTTATTTAATCAAATTAATGATGAAACATTTAATCAAATAGAAAAAAAATTAATGATGTATAAGCAAATGTCTGAAGAAGCATACATTATGGCAGATATAGAAATTAAAAAACAAGATGTATACCAAAAACAAAATAGAATTAGAAAAGATTTAAATAGGTTTAATATGTACGAACTTAGAGATTCTAATTATAATCGTTATGGAAGACGTAGAAATAATTAATAATTATGGCAGACGATAAGATAAATAAAATCAAAACCATTATAGATGGTGACAAAAGCAATATCAATTTAAATGATAATGTTGCTTCTACAGGTATGAATTTGGATAATTCTATTAATCAAATTGCTAAAGGACAACTTACTTATGCTTTAAATGCTTCTGTTGAAAATTTTGATTCAAATTCCGTTAGTTACCAAAATGAACAAGGTAATGAGTTTTGTTTACAATTTCCACAAAATTATGTTTTGGTTGGAAACCATCTTATATCTGAAAAAAATAAACATATTTTCTTTATAACTAATCCTGTAACAGGTGATTCAGAAATAGGATATATGGATAATAACGATTGTATATATAGAACATTAACAAATGCTTTATGTTTAAATTTTAATATACAATATCCAATTCATAAAATAGTTCATAAAATAACTAATTGTAAAACTGAAATATATTGGACAGATGGGTACAACCCAAGAAGATATATGGATATTGAAAATGTCCCATATAAACTTTCTGATTCTTCTACATTATGTGATCCTTTATTTACTAATATATTAGATTGTAATCAAATAAAATTACAACCTAATTTTACTATACCTGAACTTAATATAGTTGATACTATAACAGGGGGTAATATAACTGCTGGTACTATTCAGTTTGCTATACAATATAGTGATGCACAAAGTAATCCATACACATCTTACTATTCAATAACTAACCCTACTCCTATTGCAGATACATTTTTAACTACAGTTAATTTTAATTATTCTGTTGGTAAATCTATAGTTGTTGAAATTAATAATTTAGATATTACAGGACAATTTCAATATTTTAATTTAGCTGTAATAAAAACAGTTAATGATATTACATCAACGGAATTAGTTGGTACATATTTTATTGATAATAGCACACAACAAATAACTTATACAGGACAAAATGTAGATAACATTCGTTTATCTATAGGTGATATATTTGAAAAATATCCTTATTACGAAATAGCTAATGATTTAACAGCTGTACAGGACGTTCTTGTATGGGATGGACTTACTTCTATAGATAGAATTAATTATCAATCTATAGCCTCTCAAATCACTTTACAATGGGAAACATATAAACTTCCTTCTACAGAAAACTACTCTAATGAATTAAATGCTACAAATCTTAGAAGTTACCTTCGTGATGAAGTGTATGCTTTTGAGGTAGTATTTTTATTAGCTAATGGAAAACAAACTGATGGTTTTCATATACCAGGAAGAGTTGCTACATTATCCGATTTAGTATTAGTTGATTCTGCTACCAATGATGATTTTATTGGAGAACCTTCTATTGGTACAACTAGTCCTTATTGGAAAATATATAATACTGCCACTGTAATTGGTAATGCAGTTGGGTTACCTATTGGTAATGCTACACCACATGAATATGGTGAATTTGCTTATTGGGAATCTACAGAAAAATATCCATGTAATGTAAATATATGGGGAGATCTTGCTGATAAACCTATAAGACATCATAAATTTCCTGATGTTGCTGTTAGCCCTATTTATGAGTCAGCATTATTTATAGGAACTGGTTTAAATAATATGGTAATGCAAAATGATGCAGTTTACCCTATTGGTGTAAAAATTGATTCAAGTCAAATTGAAAGTTTAATAAGATTTTCTAATTTAACACCAACTCAACAAGATGATATAGTTGGTTATAAAATAGTAAGAGGAGATAGATCAACTAATAGATCTATTGTAGCTAAAGGTATATTACGTAATGTAGGTAAATATACAAGAGAAGAAGAAGATTTTATTTATCCTAACTATCCTTATAATGATCTTGAACCAGATCCTTTTATTAATGTAAGTAATAATGCTTGGAATCAATTAGCTGAACCATATAATATTTATGTTGTACAATTTAATGCGCCACTTACAGCAGTAGTTAAAACATATTTAGAAATTGAATTTACAGACCCTAATACAAATAAAAAAGCTAAACATAAATTTACTACATTAGGTAAACAACTGTGGTGTTCTATAACTAGACCTATTGTTTTAGGCCCTGGAATAGTTAATAATATTTTTCAAACTAATCATGGTCCTGAATTTTATCCTAATAATATTGCTGTAATAGAACATGCAAATTATGATGTATATACAATGCGTCATAAAAATGGTCATGCTGGATTTAGAGCAGAATGGAATGATGCAATTGTTGGTACAACTACTATTTGGGTTCCGGGAGCTTATGGAGAGGGTTATACTGATTATACTATACATGTTGAACCAGGTACAGTTCCTCAAAATATTAGTACCAAATGGGATGATATTACACATGTTTCTGATATTAGAGTAGAATCTTGTGCAACTGAAACGCCTTTACCTAGTATTGCTACAGATACTAATTTACCATATAGACAAATATTTAATTCGCCAGAAACTTCTTTTGGGCAACCTTTTTTAGGAAATGTACTTAAATTAGAACAAGTAATGTATGGAGCTGGTAAAGCCCATTTTACTGAAGTGAGAAATAATGCTAAATATAGATTATTAACTGCTGAAGCACAAAAAGATGCTTTTAATAGTTCATATCAAATTGCTGCTGTTACACCACCTTTTAATCCTGTAGCTTTATTTTCAGCTTATCAAGCATATCTTACTATTTATATTAATGGTATTACTAGAAAAAATTATGCATATTCATTTAACTCTAGAGCTAACTATGATTATAGTGCTTCTATTCCTAATGGATTAGGTATTAAGCAAAGACCTATTGATACTACAAGGTATTTAATACCCGGAATACAAAATGTTGGTGATACTATTAATAATAGAAATATTAATATTAATAATTATCAAAGAGAAACTTCTGTATATATAAAAACTAAAGGAACAGATGGTACAATAAGTGCTTTACCTTTTCCTAGTAATAGTGTTAATATGCCAGCAAATATAACAGATAAATCTAGATTTACTATAAGTAACAAGGATGCCTGTTCAGTTCCTGCTAAAGAGCAAGATATAAGTGTTGTTTCTTATTATGCATCTATGAAAAATATATTTATAAACCAATGGGGTCAAATATATTCTTATAAAACTATTGATACAGGATTTCAACAAATATTTAATTCTTTAAGTACAAAAAACAATGTAGTATTTGGAGGAGATACATTTATTTCTAGATTTGCATTTAAAACTAAATTACCTTTTTTTATTGATAATAGAGTTAATGGATTAGATGATTCAGATATATTTTATGATGAGTTGGGTAATATAGCTTATCCAAAATATTGGCACTCAGCTAGATCTATTTTAGAAAATTATGATATAATGACTAACATTATTTCATATAAAGCTCATAACTTTGATTGTAAAAATAGTCAAGAACCTAAAGAAAATAATCCTGATAGAACATTCTATGATGGATATTTCTATTTGTTTGCATATGGTATTCCTAACTTTTACTGTGAAAGTTCTTACAATACAGATCTTAGACAAGCATTTAATAATAGAGAAGGTGATTTTTGGCCTCATGTTAGTAATGGTATTCCAGACGATTGGTTACAAGAAAGTTTTGTAAGTATTCAAAATGATAATACATATAATTATAATGTAACTTATTCTAAACAAAATAAAGAAAACTATTTTAGCCATCTTCCTTTTGATTGGGATAGTACATGTTATACAGTATATCCTTTTAGAGCTATTTATTCAAATGCACAGCAAACAGATGTTGATAACAAAATAAATAATTGGTTAACTTATGGCCCATTATCCTATTTTGATTTTCCACAAAACTATGGTAAATTAATATCATTAGATGGTATACAAAACAAAGCTGTATTAGCTAGGTTTGAAAATAAATCACTAATGTATGATAATCTATTAACTATAGATACAAGTAACCCACAAGCTGCTTATATGGGTAATCCATTAATGTTTAGAAAATCTCCACCAATAGATTTTGCTGAAACAGATCTTGGATATGTAGGTAGCCAAAATAAATTATTATTAAAAATACCTAATGGACAATTAACTATAGATGCTAAAAGAGGACAAATATTTTTAATAGAAGGAACACAAGCTACAGATCTTTCTGCATTTGGCAGTGGTATGAATAGATTTTTTACAGACCATTTAGCTTTTGAGATTTTAAGATATTTTCCTACAGTGGATACTGATAACCATTTTAATGGTATTGGCTTACACGCTGTGTATGATAGTAAATTTGATAGAATTATAATTACTAAATTAGATTATATACCTTTAGATAAAAATATAAAGTATTATACTACTACTAAAGAATTTTATTTAGAAGAAGAACAATCTAATGGTGTTATAATTAAAACACAAGTTTATCTATCAGATAAAGAATTTTTCTGTAATAAATCTTGGACAGTATCATTTAATATTAATACAAAAAGTTGGGTATCATTTCATAGTTACCTTCCTAATTTTTATATAGCAGAAAATAATTTCTTTTATTCCGGGCTTAATGGTTGTTGTACAGATATTGAAGGAAGTTTTGAAGCTATAGTTGGTGATACTAATAAACCTATTATGACAACTACAACTACAACCTTACTACCTGTAACTACTACTACTTCTACAACAATATTTATTGATTGTGAATTAAGTGGTAGAATATCAGCAACATATTGTAATATTGAAGGTAATGCTATTATAACAATTCCTCCACCACCTACTACAACTTTGTGTCAAAGGTCTGATAGTTTACCATCATTTTATTTAGTAACAGGGTATAATGTATATCCTGATCCAGCTATAGTATCTACAGGAAGTTATGAGGATGCTTGTAATGCAATGGCATTTTTATTACTTAATACATCTGATAATATAATTGTTGAATCTGATGGTGTAATGGCTACTTCTTTAAATGCAGGTAGTGTTATATATAAAATTAATGGTTCATTAGATTGTACATTACAAGATGATGGTTGGTATTTTACAGATGAAAGTTCTTCTACTAATACAGTATATCATATTGAAAGTGGTGTAATAACTGAACTATTTAGTTGTAATTGTGATACTACAACAACTACAACTACTGCTATTCCTAATGTTTCTGAATGTTGTGGAACATTATTTGCATCAGGTGATAATATATATTATTATAATTCTATTGATATAACTATGAATTTATTAAATGTTCCTGGATATGTAGAATCTATAGGTATAGCAATGACAGCTAATTATTTATGGAGTTTAGATACTACTGGTATAAAACAATGGGATATAACATTAGCACCGTTTAGTGCTACTTATAATAGATTAATTACAATTCCTTTAAGTTTGTCTGTTAATAGTGGTATAGTTGCTAAAGATGAAAATACACTAATTACAGTAGACAATACAAATTCTCCTATAGAAGATATAGTTGAATTAAATATTACAGGTGTAACAGCAGTGGTAACAACTATGTTTAGTTTATTATATAATAGAACTACATTTAGAAATATGTTATATACAACAGATGGTAAATTAATTACAATTAATCAAGACATTATCACTTTAGTTCATTATATAACACAATATGATTATAGTACTGGTGTAATGGAATATGATTCAAATATTGGAACATTCTCTCCAACATCAATATTTGAATGTGAATGTAGTTTATTTTTAACAGATGCAGCAGGAAAAATATATATATTTGATAGAACGGAACTAAGTACTATACTTGAAATAAATACACTTGGTGTTCCTGTATCTTATGCAACTCAAGTGGGAAGTTGCATTGTTAGCTCTTTAATTAATTCAACAACAACCACAACAACAACTCTTTAATATTATGGCAACTATTAATATAGTAATTAGAATAACAAAAGCAGGACCTAATGCTGGCCCTTTTAATATAACCACAAATACAGGAGTGATATTAGATAGTAATGCTTCTGTAAGAAAACTTATAAGTGGCACTGTTTATACAATTGATGATAGTGTAAAAAGAATAATATTAGAATCCATAGGTAAATGTAAAATTACACAAAGTTTTTCTGTAGATTCTTATACAATAGTTGATTATTCTGAAGCTACTTTTACTCAAACTAAAACTGGATGTTTGTGGAGACACTTAACTGACATACAACAGTATAACTTTTTTTATGGAAATGTAGAACCTTATATTATTGAATATCCTTTTTCATATCAATATCAAGATGAAATTCTTCAAAATGTAAAAGATTATACTAAAGCGTATGAATATTTATCTATACCAGATGGTGTATTTAATTATAATACTAAAGTGGAAACAAATAATAAATGGTTTAATAAAGCTATTTTATATAATGGACAACAATCATCTGGTTTATTAGAGTTGGTTGCAAAACCATTAAATAACTTACAAGCTTATAATAAATATCCTATATTTGCATCTGATAGTAAAACAATTACATTTACTAAAAGTGATAATTTTTACCAATATAATACATTTTGGGCTTTACAAAAAAATTCACAAATTCCTTTATTTAATACAGGTTGTACAAGTTTATCATTTGATAAAGTAATTAATGAAAGTAATATGGACTATTCTTCAAGAAGTTTTAAAAAAGCCCCACTAAGAGCTAAAGATCTTCGTATAAGACATATATTAGATAATTCATCATCAGTACATTTAGTAAGTCAATTTATCACTGCACCTACAATGAACTCTTACAAATAATAGTATGAAAAATAAATGGTTAGATAATTACGGTGAAGAAGAGAATTATAATGATTCTCAAACAACTGCTCCACAAGGATTTGATGGAGATGGATATAGCAATGTAGGACGTAATTATTCTCCTGCATGGGGAGGGCAGTTTCAAGAAGGAGGAGAAATTCCTCAAACTCAGAATGGAACAAAGAAACCTATATATGTATCATCAACAAATGATCCTAGATATAAAGCTTACCAAGATAGTTTAAATTTGTATAATTATGGAAATAGAAATAAAAAATATGTAGGTGATTATTTAAATAGAAAGTTAGGAGAAAACCCATCACAACTTTTACATAAATTGGATGATAATACAAGAAATAGTTTTAAAGATATTGCTTATCATGAACAAGTTGAAAATAAATTTAATAAAATAAAACCTATACATAAAACAAATATATATGCTTCTGCTCAAGGAATAAAGAATAATTTAATTTTTACTTTACCTTCTTGGAAAAAACCACAACAACAAGTAATAGTAAAACCTACTACAACTAAACCAATAACTATTTCAAGTAAAACTACTCCAATAGTTGAAAGAGAACAATTAACTTCTTTACAACCAATGAGTGTAGGGTTACAAGATGTTAATCAACAAATAGGTAATCCTAATATTAACATTCCTATTCAAGCAAGAGTACCACAGTATTATAATATACAAGATACTAATAAACAAAACTTTGGAGGGGGTGATACATCTTACAGAACAGAAGATTTATCTAGTCTTAGAGAGCTTCCTAAAGAACAATGGGAAAGAAAGATAACACCTCAATATCAAATGGGTGGATCTGTTTACCCAGTTAATTATGTTCCTCAAGCACAAGATGGAGAAATAGTTGGAGATGCTGGTCAAGAAATAATAGATTATCTTCAAAGATATTCAAGATATACTAAAGGAATGCCAGGAATAGGTTCAGCAATTGGTATTACACAATCTTTAGCAAATGAAGAGGATATGAAAGCTTCAGATAAATTAGGTTTATTTCCTCATCCTTATATGCAAGCTGCTTCTTTAACTGCATTATATGCAGAAAAAGAAAAACAAAATTTAGAAGATTATGCAAAAAGACAATTAGAACATAACTCTTTTTCTAAATTATTAAAAGAAAAAACTAATAAACAATTAGTTAATGATAAAAAAGTAGATAACACTTATATACCAAAACCTAAAATAGAAAAAATAAAAACTAATATAAAACAAACTCCTTATATTGAACATAAAGATATTAATACAAAAGTTATTGATAATACATCTGTAAGTAGGTCTAGAAAAGGATTTCAAACAGGTGGTTCTATTCCAGGAGCTGTAGGATTTACATATGCACGTACAAAAGGTATTCCATCAGAAGGTCCATATGCAAAGAAGACCCTTCCTAGTGCACAGAATGGTGTAGATATGTATGGAACACCTATCACTGCAATTGAAAACCATAGATATGATATTGATAGAACTTACTATGATCCAAGAACAAATAAAATGAATCTTGGTGCTGATTATGCTATATCAGATAATAAAAATAAAATAATAGCTCATGAAAACTATCATGCTAAACAACACAATGAAGGTAAAGATAATTTTGATATAGGACATAATACAGATAATAAGCAATGGGCAGAAATGCAAAAACGTCCAGAGATGATGTCTACCCCTGAAGTTTGGAATAACTTTTATAATAGAAAAGGTATAGAGTCAGACATGATGATTAACAGAATAGCAGAGAATATTCCAGAATCACAGTTTTTCAGAAATGCTGCAGGAGATATAATATATAATAAAATAGTTGATTCAGCACAATATAAGGTTCCTTATTCTTTTGAAGGAGAAGCAGAATATTATGAGAATACAGGAGAAGAGTTTCAGAATGGTGGAGAGATGAGATATTACCAAAATGGATTAGATTGGAAACCTAAGAGTATTAGTCAACAAGGTTCAGTTATAAAAGATGATAGAGGACAATGGGATCATCCAGGAGAGATAACAGAAATTAATTCTCCATATATAACCATGCAAGGAGTACCTTATCCTGTTCTTGGTATATCAGATACAGGAGATACACAAATGATGTATCCAGAAGAAGAATATGAATTTGATGGAAAGAAGGTTACAGAATACCCTATGGCTCAAAATGGATTAAGACAAGAACAAAAAAGTTTACAAAATTTAGATAATTTAGTTAACTTTACAAATTACAATATAAAACAATCAGGAGGCTGGTTAGATACTTTATAATTATGAAAGCAAAAATGTTAAAAATAGCAGGAGTTAAAAGTGAGGCTGCCTTCTATAAAAAATTTCCAAGTCAAGAAGCATTTATGAAAGTGCATGGTAAAGAGTTTAAAAAAGCTCAAACAGCCAATGCTATTGATAAAGCTCAACAAGGTTTTACACAAGGATTTGGCATGAATCCACAATCTCAATATCAAAATACTTTTGCTTCTAGTAATAATTTTGTTCCGGGAAATTATAATCCAATTGACCCTACTATAAATACTAATAGTGGTTTTCAGAATACAGATCCATTTGCTATGCAAAATATGGGTAATCAATGGGCAAAACAAAATCCATTACCACAACAAGGAACTGGTCAAATTTCTAATACTGTATTTGGTGAAAACAAAGCAGTAACAGGTGGATTGGGGGGAAAAGATTTTAAAGGTATGGGAGATGCTAGTGGAGCTATGTCTTATATGGGTTCAGCAATGGATATTGGAAAAGGAATTAGTATGATTAAAGGACAAAGAGAAGCTAAAAGACAAGCTAAACAAAATTCTTTAGTTACAGGTGTACAAGCTGATGCTGCTGAAAGTAGAGATGTAGATATTTCTAGACAACAGCATGATTATGCAACTAGACAAAGAAATGCTATGATGAGGCCTATTACAGGAGAAGAGTTATTTCCTGTTACAGGTGTAGGTACAAATGTACTTGCTCAAAATGGTTCTCAAGTGAGTGGTAATAATACAGAAATTCAAAATACATTTGATCCTTATGATATATATGATGATGGTGGTTATGAACCATTAAATGATTCAGAACAAAATAAAACTTATCAATCTGGTGGAGATATTGGGCAGTTTGAGCCTATGCTTACTTCCGCTAGTAATAAATATATTAATCAGGGAGGAGAACCTGATGCAGGTTCTATGATTGGTGGAGGTATAGGTGGTGCAGCAGGTATGGCTATTGGTGGCCCTATGGGTGAAAAAATTGGTAAACTTGCAGGAAGTGCTATAGGTGGTCTTATTGATACAACTGATAGAGATATAAAAAAATTTAGTAATCAATCCACAACTAATATTAATAGAGTCAGTAATCAAGCTTTTGGTAAAGGTATTCATAGTCAAAATGCATCTTATATGGAAGATGGTGGTTATATACCCTTAGCTGAAGAGGGAAATGAAATTCAATATGATACTAAACATAGTATTGTGGATTTACTAGCATCTAAAGATGAAGCTAATGATTATACTTCTAGAAAAAAACTTGCTACATCTTTAGGTATTAAAAATTATAGAGGATCTGCAGAACAAAATATTCAATTAATGAATATGGTTAATCATCCTAATAAAAAACTCACAGCAACTGCTAAAAGTCCTGCAAAAGAAAAAACAGTTACACCTATCTCAAAAGATAAAAGTGTAATTCGTGTTATACCACCAGCAAAAGGTAAACAAGAATACCCTAATAAATTTTTTAATGATGACATTAATAGATCACAGTTTAAAGATAAACCTTATAAAAGTCTTAAACAAAATCCAGTTAATCTTATAGATAATAAATTCTTTAATGCTGATATTAATAGAAAAGAATTTAAAACTAATCCATATGAAGACCCTAGACATTTACAATCTGGAATGATAACTGACAAAGGAACTAATATGTCCCATGTTATTGAAAATGGAAAAATAGTTAAATCATTTCCTGTACTTACTGGACAAAGTAGAGATTGGAATCAAAACAATTATCCAATGAAATATCTTGATAAGCACCCTGAAAAAAGATCTACACCAACAGGTACATATATGATGGGACCAAATCCTAATATATATAGTGAACCAGGATTTAATTTAAATCCCATAAATGCATTTGGGCATCCAGCTGCAAAAGCTGAGAATACAGCTGTACACATTACGTATCCTCCGGAGTATGCTAAAAGAAATCCTTTATATTCTCAAACAGCAGATAAAAGAAATGCATCTTTTGGTTGTACAAATTGTAGAAAACCAGATTTAAAAGATATTGTTGAAAGATATCCTAAAGGGGATACAGCTATATACATAGATAGTAGAAAAAAATATGATGATAGTTTTATTAAAAAATTTCAAAAACAAGATGGGGGGTATGTAAGCAATGATTGGACTCCACAAGTAATAGCTAAGTTTGGTGACCATACTGCAGAAGATTATTATGACTATGCTCATGAGTATGATACATTAAGAGCTGGAGGAAGTGTTAAAGGAGATTATGAACCAATAAGTGAAAGAGGTATGGAAACTGCTGCTTTAGGTGGTAGTGTAAAAACATTGTGGGGTGGAGAAGTAAAATCTATTTCTCATAATCCTTATATGCCTAATTCAGGAGAAACAGTTAACTTTTATGGTCAATCTCATGATGATGGTGGTATAGGTGTTAAATATGGTGAAGGTGGAGAATCACAACAAGGTGAACAAGCTAGTGTTGAAGTGGAAAGAGGGGAACCTTCTTTTGAAATGACAGATCCTAATACAGGTAAACCTACATTAAATGTTTTAGGTGATAGAAAAGTACATGCTAGCTTTGCTAAGCAATTAGGAGATCCTGATTTAATTAAAATTGCTGAGCAATACGATGGTAAGAAATTTAAAAATATTGGCTTAGAATTATCTAAAAAAGAAAATAAGTATACTTCAATGATAGATAAAGCTACACAAGAATTAAATGATTTTAAACCAAAAACACAAGTTGATAAATTTAAATTAAATGCTTTAGAAAAAACCATTGAAGCTGCTCATCAAAATCTTAAACAAATTGCGGGTACTAAAATGACTCTTACACATTTTCAAAATGCTATTAATGATACAGCTGATGAGTTGTCAGAAAATTTAGGTAAAGATATTAGCTCTGGTAATCTTAATAAAGGAAAAGTTATGTTTGGAAAAGACAAAGGACAAATTGCTAAATATGGTGCTTCAATTGGTAAAGCACAAGGAGGGGATAAATTAAAAGGTAATATAGATCCTAATATAGTTTATGGTCATCAGCCAGTATTAGAAGGAAACTTACCTTATACAGATATAGGGATTTCTAATACTAATCCTATGTTTAAAGATAAAGAATCTTATTCAAAATATAAAGAATCTGTAGATAAAGCTTATGCTGATCCAGAAACTTCTAAAAAATTAATAAATTATTTTCAAAATTATACAGGGCCAGGTTGGCAAAATGTTAGAGCACAATTAAATAAAGGAAAATCTTTTGAAGACCAAGTAAATATTGCACATACATTAGCAACAGATAGTTTACCAGGAGCGTATCATGTTGATGTTGATCAGTTTAAATCAACCCCAACAGTTACTACTGCACCAACAACAACCGCAGCTCCGGGTAAAGTGTATGATGTTAAAGCAAATCAAAGAAATCCATATATTGATTTTGGAAATCAAGCTCTTAAATATTTTAGACCAAGTGATGCTGAAGGATTAGATCCACAAGAACTAACAGGTGAAATGTATGCTTTATCTAATAATCAAGTAGAACCTGTAAGAGCACAATTTTATCACCCAGAATTAGATGTTCCTTATGATATTTCATTACAAGATCAAATGAATGAAATAACAGCACAAACAAGAGGTGCACAAAGAATGGCAGGTTATAATCCAGCTGCACAAGCTGCTATTGCTCAGCAAGCATATGAACCAATTAACAGAGTAAAAGGAGAACAGTTTAGACTTAATCAAGCTAAAAAAGATCAAGTATATTCTGGTAATAGAGCTACATTAAATGATGCTCAATTTAAAAATTTAGGAATAGGTGATACACAATACACTAGACAAGAAGCAGCTAAGAGTAATACTAAAGCAATTAACCAAGCAGCACTTAGTTCTATATCAAGTAAATATCTTCAAAATAAATTAGAGAATAGAACTTTAAAAACAAATGAAAATATGTATAATTACAGATTTGGTAAAGATTTTATTGCTGATAATTATAATGGAGTAGCTCAATTTAATATGCCTACTATATATAATAAAGAAGATAAGTCCGCTAATATGCTTCCTGTGTATGGTGCTAATGGTAAAATAACAGGGTTTAAACAAATCGATGAAGATATTAAACCTATTGAAGAAACTAAACCTGCTAAAAATGGAAAAACTATTAAATCAAAAAATGGTTCTATAGTTAGTGCATACAGAAAACTATAACAATTTTAATTATAACGAATTAACTAATTGCATTATGTATTTAGGAAGATATAATAATTTCCATTACATTTGCTAATAAATATATGCTATGGCAAGTTTTACAGATAACACACAAGCATTATCAACTTTTAATCCTTATATTCAGCAACTTCCTGTTGAAGCTATAGTTAAAGTTGGTATGGCTAAACAACAACAATATGATGAAGGTATTCAAAAAATACAAACTAATATTGATAACATTGCAGGTCTTGATGTAATAAGAGATGTAGATAAAGCATATTTGCAATCTAAAATAAATGAATTAGGTAGTAATTTAAAAGTAGTTGGAGCTGGAGATTTTTCAGACTTCCAACTTGTCAATTCTGTAAATGGTATGACAAACCAAATTGCTAAAGATTCTAATGTTCAAGAAGCTGTTGGATCTACAGCTAGAGTTAGAAAAGAACAAGCTAATTTAGAAACAGCTAGAAAAGCTGGAAAATCTTCTGTACAAAATGAAGCATATTTTAATAAAGATTTAAATAAATGGGTTAATAGTTCTAATTTAAAAGAAGGGTATAATGGTAGATATATTGAATATACTGATATAGATAAAAAACTTAGAGAGGTTGCTGATAAAGTTCATGAACTAGATAATTCTATAGACATACCTTTTAAAAGAGATAGTGCTGGTAATATATTAAAAGGATCAGATGGTAAACCAATGATCGATGATGCTATGCTTAGTATCTCTACTAAAGGTAAACCAGCATCAAAACTATTAGCTAACTTTTATAGTTCATTAAATGAAAATGATCAACAACAATTACATATAGATTCTTGGTATCATTATAGAGGAGCAACAGCAGATACATTTAAAACTGATGCTACTAAAAATTATCAAGATAATAAAAAAATATTATCAGATAGTCTTGTTACAATGAGTACAGAAATACTAACAAATTCTAAATTATCTTCTGTTGATAAAAGTAAAATAGAAGCACAAATAAATGATGTTAATACAAGATTATATGATGGTAGTCTTGAAAAAGAACTTAATACACAATTAGAACAAATAGGAACTGATCAAGATGCTGATTCTTATAAGTATAAATTATACACGCAAAAATATTTAACTAAACTTGCTAATGATACTTCGTATGAAAGTATTAAACAAGAATATAAAAACAATCCTTATTTTCAAGCAGACATGCAAAAAAAAGATTTACAGTTTAAATATGATAATGCTCGTAGAGAACAAATGAATTCAGATAGAGCCTTTGGATGGGACCAAACAAAATTCTATACATTACAGGCTGAAAAAATGGAAAAAGCTGCTTTAGATGCACAAACAAAAAATGGTAGTCAAGCTATTGGGCAAGCAGGTAGAATTTCTTCTAATGTTAATCCACCATCTATGCTTGATATAGATAAAGAAACTACCGGTATTAAAAATGATATAAATAAATTAACAAGTACATATGCTCCTACTATTGTAGATGGTAGATTAAAAGATAATAAACAAAGAGCTACATATTTAAATTATCTTTCTACACAATATGCAACTAATCCAGGATTTTTATCAAAGATAAAAGATGCTAATTTAAAAGAGTACTTAGAAAAAAGAAGAAGTCTTGAAATACAACTTGGACAAAAACAAAATCTTGGAATAGCAGCTAGTGGAGCTTCTAAAAAATATGATGTACAATTAGATGATTTGTTCAAATCTACAGTTGGAATTAATAATACTCAAGGTAAACAATTACATACTGCAAAAGATTTATTTACATTAAGTAAAGATATTGAAAAGTTTTATAAAACAACTGAAGGAGGTGTAAGTCCAACAACAGGTGCATCAGCAAGTACTACTACTTTTGATACGCATGCATTATATGCAAAATATAAAGGAACTAATAAAGAGGCTATAGTTAGGGCATACATTAAACATTATAATGGGGATGCTATGAATAGTTCTGAAAAAATATTATTTGATAGAACACAACAAATAAAATTTAAATTTGATAATTCTGCTCGGGATATTTTAAAACAAAAATTAAAATTTCAATCTGATTATTTAGCACAAAGAATGCCTGAAAGACAAACAATTGTAGGATCTTTAAATAAAGATAATAAAGTTGATATGAGGCATATCAATGCTTTAATTGTAGACAAACGTAATGAGTTTGCTAATGGAGGTATTGATGTTGATAGTAAAAAAGATTATAATCCTGATACTATAGATGAATTAATGAAATCTAAAAATGCTGGATATACAATTGAAAAACATTATGATGGATCTGCTAATGTAATAGTTAGTTCTGGTTCTCAAAGACAAATTATAAAATTAAATAGTAATGAGCTTGGTGCATACTTTCCAAACTATGCAAAAAATAGTCCAGTTAATGAAATTAAATATGCTGTGTTAGCTTCTCCAAAGCATACAACTAATTTACAAGGAGGCCATGATGCATCTAATGCTGTTAATGCTAGATATAGTGGATATGATTTACCTAATCTTGGTAAAACATTAGCACCATTAGTAAGATATGATATAGAGGGTAGTCCATTTAATGATGGATCTGGTAATGATAAATACCAAGTTAGAATGTATGTTAATGATAATGGACACTGGAAAACAGATGTTATAACAGATTATGTTACAGATGCTGGTTTACCTATGGTATTTGAAAAAATAGGACCAGCAACAGTACAAGATTTTTTAAGTAGAACAAAATAAAACCACAAAATATGCCAATATTTGATAATGAACTTGTAGGTAATCCAACTGAAGGATTAACACCTTATTTTCAACCTAAAGGAGAGCTTGCTTCCCCACATACAACTGATGTAAATACATCTATGTACTTTGGGCATACACCAGAACAAAATGTTACTTATAAAGGAGGGTTTACATTAGATCAATTATCTGAAATATCATCTGTACCCAATAAAGCTACTTTTGATTCTCCGTTTCAAATGATTCCTAAAAGTGAATTACTTGCAAACAAAAGATATGGTATGTATGAAAGAGATAAAGATCTTGAAAACATATACAGTGTTAATCAATCTTGGGGTGCACAGCTAGGTAATGGTATACTTAAAATGGGAGCAACTGCTGCAGGTACATTTGCACAAGGATTTGCTACTCTTCCTAATACTATTTCTGCAATTAAAAATGGACAATTAAAAGACTTATCAAATCCAGATGGATATGAATCAGATATTGATACTTGGTTAAAAAATATTGAAGACACTCTTCCTAACTATTATAGTAGACATGAAAAAGAACATCCTTTTTTAGCTGCTATTCCTGGATTTGCAGGAAGTGCTAATTTTTGGGGTGATAAAGTAATTAAAAATATAGGGTTTACTGTAGGTGCTATTGGTAGTGCAGTTGCACAAGATGCTCTTGTTGGTTTAGCTACAGAAGGAATTGGAGAGATACCTTTAATAGGTGCTCAAATTAGTAAAGCTGCTTTATATTTAAACAAAATATTTTCAGCTGAAACCAAAGTGGGTAGAGTATTAGGAGCTACAGAAAAAGGATTACTTACTAGAACACTTGAAGCAGCTAGTATAGAAGGTTTATCAGGTGAAGCTTTATTAACAACTAGACAATTAGCTGCATCAGCATCATTAGCTAAAATTACAGATGCAGGAAGATATTACCTTAATCTTTATGGTTCTGCTAGAACAGAAGCTGCTATTGAAGCAAGAGATGGTTATAGACAAATTAAAGAAGAATTAACAAATCAATACAAGTTAGATAATTATGGTACTGACCCAAGTATTGAAGATACACAAGTAATAGAACAATACGCTACAGATGCTATGAATACTAGGTTTGGTATTAACATGGCTATACTTACTGTATCTAATGCTATTCAATTTGATAATATGCTAAAACCTTTTTCTACAGCTAGTACAAAAGGTTTAACTAGTAGTCTTGTACAGGATGTACAAAAAGCTGGAAAAATTGGACTTAAAGAAGGTTCGTTAGATACTTTTGAAAAACAAATACCAAAAACTTTTAGAGGTAAAGTATGGTCTTCAGTTAAACCAACTATTCCTCTTGTTTTATCAGAAGGTATATATGAAGAAGGTGGACAGTATGCTGCTGAAAGAGGAACATATGATTACTATACAAGAAAATATAAAAATCCTACTACAGGAAAAAATAAACAAACTTGGGACAGTGTAGATGAAATTATAAATTCTACAGTGAAAGGTTTAAAAGATCAGTTTAGTACTACAGAGGGGCTTGAAAATATGTTTATTGGTGCTTTGTCTTCTATTATTACAGGAGGATTAATGAGTAAAGTAGATACTATAAAAGGGCAAGGAAAAGACAAACGTCTTCAATCTTCAATTAATTTATTAAATAACAATGGTTTAACTGGTATTTTGCAAAATAAATATGGGGACACTATTGATGCTGTTGGTATTGCTAAAGATATGAAAGAAGCTGCTTCTAGTGGTAATATATTTCAATATAAAAATTTACAACATAAAGCATTTTTTAATTTTGTAAACTCACGTATTCCTTCAGGATTACATGAAACAACAATTATGCAATTAGAAATGCTAAAAGAATTAGATAAAGATCAATTTGAAAAAATGTTTGGAATTGATTTTAGCACATCTAATAAATCTACCGTGAATGAATATGTAGATGCTTTAGTTTCTAAAGCTAATAGTATTAAATCTTCTGTAGATGCTTTAGATGCTACATTTAAAAATCCTTATAAACAAGTTACAGATCCTAAAACAGATGAAGATCATTTAGAAAATTATAAGTTTAATACATTTAATATGTGGAAAACTGATTTACTATTTGATTCTAGTATAGCCGTAGACTCAAATAATAGACTAGATTCTATTGAGAAAAATTCAATGAAAATTAATTCTTTTCTTAATAATGATGTATTAGCTAAACTTACAAAAAAAGAATCTTTACAAACACTAGCTACTACATATGAAGAAAATGCTAATAGATTACAAAATACTATTACAGATTTAACTTCAGCTGAAGATAGAAAAAATATTAAACAACAAATGAAAACTTTCAGAACTTATTCTGAAAGAATAAATTTAGATTTAAAAGATGAAGAACGTAGTCCAGAATTATTTAATTCATTACTTAATTTTGAATTAAATAATCAAGATAGTTCTAAAGATGCAATTGTAGGATTTGAACACGCTTCAACATTAATGACTAATGGTGTAGATGTTAATAATATTAAAGAAGCTAAAAGAAAAGCTGCTCTTAATTTTGAATATTTAGCTACTGAAAAAGGTTTTGATAAATATTTTGAACAACAAAAACAAATAGCTAAAGATCATGCTGAAACTATTGATATAGATCATGAAGTTGTTCCAGATACTCCTATATTTATTAATAAAGATAAAGAACAAGAACCAGTAGAACTTAATAGAGAATATGAAATAAAAGCTACTAAAAGAGCTACAGTTAAAAAATTAGCTGAAGATAGATTCCAAGTTACACACCCAGATGGAACTTTTACATATCATACTACTAGAGATCTTGCTAATGAGTCTGCTAAAGAAATAACAGATGAAAACACTAACTTATCTAAAGTTAAAGTATTGGCTATTAATTCTGATGGTACACTTAAAGTGGAAGATAAAAATGGTGATATAATTAATATTGACCCAAATAGATTAAAAGGATATAGAAGAATACTTACAGATCAAGAAAAACTTCAAAAAGATAAAGAGCAAATTAAAAAACAACAAATTGCTATTAGTAAAAAATCTGGTAATATACCTACTCCTGATACATCTTTAATAGATACTAAAGAACCACCATTAAAAGATAAAACTAAGTTATTTACTTCTACTACAACAGAATCAGAAACATGGGATAAAGCTAAAGATTCAGCACCTCATGTAACTAGATCAAGAGCTTTTTTAAATAAAGTAAAAAAGTTTAATAAAAAAATAGGTAAAGTGAAAGCTATTTTAGTTACATCTAAAATGGAAAAAGCTTTAGGTCTTGAAGGATTAGCAGCTATGTCATATGGTACAAATGATATGTCTGATGTTAATCATATACAGAAAGGGTTTGTAGCAGCAGTATTTACTGTACAAGATAAAACAGGTATTTACTTTGTAGATGAAGATGGAAATAAATTAAGTAAAGTTCGTGAACAAGTAGATTTGAATAAAGTAATTTTTCAAACTATGCCTACAACATCTTTAACAAATTCTAAAGGGTTTCCTAAAAATAGATCTGATCAAAAAGTAGAAGCAGCAGCTTATGCAAAAGGATGGGGAATATTTAGAGAAAAACTATTTACACTTGATGGTACACAGAAACCAAAACCAATGGAATTTTCAGTATCAAGAGGACTTGCTAAAGTTAATTCTGGTACTAGAGAAAGAAACCAAGTTGGAGGAATACTTATAGATGAAAATAAAATAGCTACACAAGAGGGACTTATAGTAATACCTACTACAGGAACTATAGCACACAACAATGAAGCTGTTGGTTTTCCTAATGGTGTGCCTGTATTACAATATGCAGACACATTAGAAGCTTTAAATAATAGAAAATTTACAAACACAGAAGCTAAAACAATATTTGAAGTAATTAAAGCATTAGCTGATGAAGTGGTAAAACAATCTTCAAGTAACCAAGCTATAGAATTTAACAAAGAATATACATCATTTTTACAAAATATATTATATTGGAAATTAGGCGCTACAGAATCTGATAATCAAATTAGAATTAATGAAGAAACTCTTTCTCTTGAATTAGGTAAAAAAACTTATTCATTTGCTGAAATAGCTAATTTTGAAAAAGATATTATAGATCAATTATCAAAAGCTTATATAAGTGTTAATAACAATACACTTACTAATAACTTTGCTGATGAATTTACAGAATTTATGTTTATTGGTAATAAATTAATTCCTATTACATGGGAAAATTATCAAGTATATTTATTAGGCAGTAAATACCCAAATGGTTCTACAAGAAAAGCTGAAGAAACTCCATTAGTAACAGCTGTTGCTAAACCATCAGATTCAGTACCATATACACATATTGCAAAATATGCTACATTAGAAGGTATTGAGTTTCCTATTGACGCTGTTACACCAGCACCTAAACAAACTCCAGTTACACCACCAAGCGCAGCAGGTAAATTTGTATTAGATGGTGTTACACAAAATAAATTAGATATAATAGGATTTGGGGAAATTACTTTTACAGCTAAAGAAGGTGAAGAGCCTCAATTTGATACAACTAGTGAGGAATATATGAATGTTGGTATGAAACTTTTTGATTCAAGTAATTCTTATAGATTAAAACAAGGTCAACCAGAAGTTAAATTGGAAGAATTAGTAGGAACTATAAAAGAATTTGTTACTAATTCTATTAAAAAAGCAATTGAAGTACAAAAAATACCAACACCTACTACATATAATTTAGAAGGTACTGCTCCTAATACATATACTATACCTAATTTTGGTACAGTTACATTTACAGTGGTGGAAGGAGAAAACCCTAAATTTGATGAAGATGCTGAATTTAAAAAAGTTCAGCAAAAATTTATTGATGCTGTTAATAAAACTAAACCAGGCACACCTAAAGCTAAAGCTATAGATATGGCCAATGCTGCTATATTAGCATTAGTAAATAAAGAAATAGGTAATACAGTTATACCACAACCAGCAGTTAATAAACCTAAACCAGGTTCTACAATTGCACCTAGTGATGATTTTAGACTTGTTGGTCTTGAGGATAAAGATGTAATGACTGAAGAAGAAATTCAATTATTCAAAGAATGGATGAATGAAAATCTTCCTTTTATTCCTTATGAAATATTAGAACAAATTATTACTACTAACACTGGTGATAAAGCTTGGGGTGTATTTGAAAATAATGTAGCTAAGTTTGTTAAAGGTGGTCTTAAAGGTACTGAGTATCATGAAGTTATGGAAGCTATTTGGAATGGTATGCTTTCACCTGAAGAACGTAATAATATAATAGAAGATGAACGATCTACCGGTGGTACATTTGTAGATAGAGTTACGGGTAAAACATATGAATATGCAGATGCTCCAGAACAAATATTGAAAGAAAGAATCATGGATGATTTTTCTGATTATAGACTTGGTAAATTACCAGCTAGATCATTAGGAGAAAGAATACAAAGATTCTTTAGAGCTATATTAGATTTCTTTAGTTCATTTGTTTCTAACCCATCTTTAAAAGAACAATTGTTTAAAGAAGTTAATTCTGGTAAATTTAAAGAAAGAACTTTAAATGATTCTACTATAAGTAATTTAGCAGAATATAGAGCTGCAGGTGAACTGTCAGAACAACAAACTAATAATATTGTTCAAGATATGACAGCAAGAGCAGCTGGTATATTATTTAGTGAAGGTAATTTGGATTTATTATACTCTCCTGATAGAATTACTAGCCAGGAAATGTTTAATAGAATTGAAGAAAGATATGCTTCTGAAGGAAGACTTTCTTTAATATCTGATAATGCTTGGAAAGAGTTAAAAGAAAAAACAAAAAATAAATTACGTACACTTGGTGTTGGTTTTGATACTAATGATCAAGTGAGTATTAATGATGAAGAAGCTAATAAGAATGATTATGCTCCAGAACCTTTTTCAGTAGATTGGAAAAAGAATTCTACAGGCCCAGTTAAATTTACTTTAGCAACATTATTTGAAGCAGTTGCTTCAAATCAAGAAGATAGTGTAGCACTGGAATTACCTAAAGCATCATTATCTGAATCAATAATAGATGGTGTTAAAATACAAGGATATAAATTATTAAACTTTAGTAGAACATTTGCTACTGTATTAGATAAACTTTCTAATACAACCAATGTTTCTAATGCTGTTGATAAATTAGCTAAGTTAGCTGAGTATGATGCTAACTATGTTAGACTTTTTGCTAGAGTATCTAAACAAACAAATCCTAAAATAGGTATTAGTAGAACTATTCCTTTTAGTGATTTTGATCATAATGACTGGAGATTTTTTATTCAGTTTATGCAAACATTTACTAAACAAAAACCTGAAGCATTAATACAATATGTTTCAGCTGAAGGAACATATACAGGTCCTGCTAATTTATATACAGCAATTAAAACAACTCAAAATAATTGGATTGAAAATATAAAAACACTTGCTGCTACACCAGGTAATTTAGTAACTAGATCTGGTAATGTATATCAAATTAAAAGTTTTCAAGGTAGAATAGATCAAGACCAATCAGGAAAATGGAGAGCTATATCTCCTTATGGTGATATTACATATCATAAATCAGAAAAAGAAGCTACTGAAGAAGCTAAAGATTTAAGTATTAAAATTAGATCAGGAAAAGACCAAGTTAAATTCTTATCTGAATTAGGTATTGAGTTTCCATATGATGTATATACTAAATTAAAAGCTAGTCAAAAAAATATATTTGTACAACAAGTTACATCTATATATACATACTTTGGTGAAAATAATGACCTTATGAGTCTTTCTGGTAAAACATTAAAAATTAATGGTCCTCTTTCTAAATTAGCTGAATTACTTAATAAAGTAACAAATCCTAATCAAGATTCTACATATTTTGGTGTAGAAGGTCAAAGAATAGGTGCATTTGCAGAAAACAATGCTCCATCATTATTTGAGAATATGTTTAATGAAGTGGATACATTAGAAGAACTTTTAAAAGCAAGACCAGAATTAAATGACCTTTATTCTAATGGTAGTCAAGTTCTTAAAAAAGGAGGATTGTTTTTTGATAAAGAGGGTAATAGAATTAAAACTATGAAAGTATCTTATATTCAAGGTACTAAATTAGCAGATGATAATAAAGGAATTGCTACATCTAATTTAACATTAGGTGCTAGATTTACACAAGAAATAAATCAAAACTTAGATGGTAACTATTATATAATTATTCCTGCAGATGGATCTACAGAGTGGATGATGAACCTTGGTAATAACATTGAATTAAAAACTATTAACTCAGCAAAATCTTGGTCACAAATTCACACAGTATTTAAAGGATATTTGAATGATGATGTTGCTTTAGCTCTTGATTATAAAAATAGAGAAAAATTAAATAATATTGGATCAGGTCAAAGAATAGCAAAACTTCAAAAAGAATTTGATATTCTATATGACAAAAAAGATAAAACAGTTTCAGAAAAGAAAAGACAAAATGAAATATCTGAAGAGATATTTAAATTAGTGGATAAATCTAAACAACTTAGATTCTTTAAAGAAATTTTATTTGATAAACAATTAAATAAAATTAATGAAATGATTGATGAAAATCAATCTCAAGAAGAAATTGAAAAGTATATTACTAGTGAAACAAAAAATATTAATAAAGCTATTACAGAATATATTAATAATACAGTTGAAAGAACAAAAGAAATTCTTCTTGAAAATAATGAAATTACAATGCAAGTAAAAAAAGATGTTATAACTTATAGTTATGATAATCTTGATATGACTGCACTTAATAAATCATTAGGTAAAAATGCTTTAAACAATAAAAAATTAACTGAAAGTAATGTTAATGATATTTTGATATATGTTAATGTTAACTATATTATTAATAATATTGAATACCATAAAGTGTTATTTGGTGATCCATTTCAATTTGCTATTAAAAAAGATGGTTCTTTAGATGAACCAAAACGTATTAAATCATTTTTATCTCCAAGAAGAACTACTTTTGATACTCCAGAGTATAATACTTTTTTAAATGATGAAATGAATAATGTTAATGGTATCCAATTAAAACCCGGAGATCCAGGATACCATCAATATAAGTCTTATACTAATACATTAACAGTTAAAGATATTAATATAGTGGGTAGTCTTGCTAATTTGGTAGAAGCTTATGCTGGAACTAATGAAGCAGATGCTATGTCTTGGTTAATGGATAATACATACAAAGAAGTTAAATTAAAAAATGGTCAATGGAGTGAAGAAGCAGAGGATTTCCACCAATGGCAAATGGCTTTTACAAGACAAAATTTACCTGGCTATAAATATTCTTCAACAGAATTAGAAAAATTAGATAGAGAATTAGTTTCTAAAAAATCACCAAAACATACACTAGAAATTTTAAAACCAATTGTTACAGGTAATAAATATAATAAAGACCAATTTGATCTTGTTTTAGATAAGTTTTCTCAAATGCCTATTTACTATAGTATGGTAAAAGGTACTAATATGGAAAAACTTTATATTCAAATGATGAAACAAGGTATGGGTTATGCTATTGTAGAATCTGGAAGAAAAATTGGGGCTGAAGAAATGCACTCTTTATATAATGAAGATGGTACATTTAATGAAGAAGCTTTTAATAATAAAGTACAAATTCCATGGAAAGCATATGGTATTCAAGTGGAAACAACCACAGAAGGTGAAAAAGTACAAACAAGAGGTTCCCAGCTTACTAAAATGGCTAGTATGGATTTATTTGATAATGGTATAGCTACTAGTGTTAAAGCTCAACAAGAGTATGAAAGAAATACTAATTTATTAAATTTAATGCATGAAAATGCATATAATGAATTACTTATTAAATTAGGTATTACTGAAGAAGATGGTGATTATACAATGGAAAATGGCAAGTCTGTATCTGAGACTTTGATGCATGAAATGATGCGTAGAGAACTTTCTGATAATGCTATTGATACAATTGCACTTAATGAAGAAAATCAATTCTTAATTCCATTTGAAGCATCTCCTTCCTATATACAAATAAGAAGTATTATATACTCAATGATTGCTAAATCACTTACTTCTCCCAAAGTAGCAGGTGGTGCGCATGTACAGGTTCCTATTACTATGTTTGAAAAAGCATCCGAAGGAAGAAGTCTTATGAATAAAAATAAAAAAGGTGTTTGGGAAAAAATTAGTAAAGATAAATATAAAACTCTTACAGCTGAAGAAAAATCTAAAGTGTTATTAGGCGATGATACACTTAAATTTTATGTAGATGAAGACGGTAAACGTTATTGTGAAATAATGGTTCCTCATTGGTTTAAAACTAAGTTTGGTAATATGACTGATGAAGAAATATTAAATTACTTAAATACTGAAGAAGGTTCTAAAATATTATCTGGTATTGGATTTAGAATACCTACACAATCACTTTCTTCTGTTGAAGTATTTAAAGTGAAAGGATTTCTTCCACAATACATGGGAGCAACTGTTGTAGTGCCTTCTGAGATAACAACTAAAGCGGGATCTGACTTTGATATTGATAAGTTAAATATGTACCTTAAATCAGTTTATACTGATGTTAATGGTAATGTTAGATTAGTTACATATAAAGGTTCTGAACAACAAACTAAAGATTTTTATGCACAAGTATTTGAAAATACAATTCAAAAAGAAATTAATACAATTACAAAGTATGATGAATTTAGAACAATTTTATTTTCAATATTTGATACATTAGAAAGTCTTAATACTAATCTTTCAGAAAACCAACAAGATTTTTATTATGCTCATGGTAATATGATTGATAATATTATTTTACAAGCTGATAATGAAGATATGTTACCTTCTGAATACATGCTAAATCAAATAAGTACTTTAGCAGGTAAGGAAGGGATATTAAATGCTAAATTATTATCCACAACATTAAAAGATAAATTTGTAAAAGAGATGTATAAAAAATCTCTTGAAAATGAATATTATGATTCATTAGAAAAATTACTTACACTTCCTGAAAACTTTTCTAAATTAATAGCACCAGTAGGTGATGCTGGTTTAAAAGCTTTAGCTAAGCGTTTAGATGATTTACAAGGGTATAATGAAACAAGTGTTAAAAATAGATTGTTAGATAGAAATTATATGACAAATTTAAGACACTCATTTGTTGTAGCTAAAAAATGGGTAGGGGTAGCAGCTGTTAATATTACTAATTTATCATTAAAACAAAAAAGTAAAATATATATTGATCCTACTAGATTTGAAAGTTTATCTAAAGAAGATAAAAGATTTATTGGAGATGGTACAATATTATTAGACCATAATACAGTAGAAATAAATGGTGTAGATTATATTTCTTTATCCGGTACTACAGTAAAAGATAGTGACGAATTAATTTCTAGTAGATATTCTGGATATGCAACAGCATTTGTGGATGTAGCTAAAGATCCATTTATTATGAAAATTATTAAATCTGATTTAGTTATTGGTACATTTATGTTTTTAGAAAACATTGGTGCTGGTGAACAAGCAGCTTTCTTTTTAAACCAACCTATTATACAAGAGTATTTAAAACTATTAGATGCTAAAAGTTCAAGATGGTTATTTACTAGAAAAAATATTACAGCTGTAAGAGAAAAGTTTCCAACTACAATTGAATTAATAAATTCTGTTGGTATTGATAAAACTAATTTTGAAAAAAATATTACAGATTATTATACACCAGATAATAAATTAAGTGAAGCAAGAAATGCTGAACAACAACTAATATTAGAAGAGTTTTTAAAATATGCTAAAATGGCTGAGTTTAATTTTAAATTTACTCAAGCTACTAATTATGATACTACTAGATTTGGTAGTGGAGATGAATTTACAAGAAAACAATTAAGAACAGCAGAAGCATTTTCAAGTAATATTATATCCTCTACAAATAAAATTATGGATAATACTTTTATAGGTGTACAAGAAAACCTTTTAGGAAAATCTATGCAAGCTATGGGTGCTATCTTTAAACTAGAAGAAGATCAATTTAGAGTGATAACAAATGCTGTATTAAAATCTTATGGGTTAAATAGCTTTATTGGTGCAGATGCATTTAATAAAATAGCTTTACAAGTTAAATCTTCTTTCTTAGACTATATTATACAAACTAAAGTGGGTCTTAATAAAGATATTGAAGCACTTCTTGTTGATGAGTCAACTTCAGTAGCAAGTAGATTAGAACAAGCTAAAAAAGACTATCCTAATTTAGAAATTATTAGAGATTTACAAGTAGTATCTAGTGATAGAGTGGGTGGGGCAAAAAGTATTAAACTTAATGTTAATACTAAAGATGCTTATGATGAAAATCTTTATACTGGTTATATGAGAGAAATGAGAGATTATGATGAAAACTTAAAATCTCTTTATAATGATATTGTACATCTTTCTATATTACAAGGTACATACCAATCTCCTATATCTATTAAAAATATTATTCCAATAGAAGATTACAGTAGAATTGTAGAACCTATTATTACACCACTTGTAGCTGATGGAGATCTTGAAGCATTTACACAAGGTATGTTCCAAAGAAATAATTTTAAAAATACAGATATATTTCCACAATTTCAACCTGCATTTTATGAAACTAATAATGAACCTATAATTGATCAATATTTTAATGAAACATATACATATTCCTCTCCAGCATTTATGAAAATTGAATCTTTAGCAATAACACCTAATCAAAGAAAAGTTATGTTATTAGATGTTGAAAAAGATGCATTTAGTATAAACAATGAATTTCTTTCTGTACCTAGAGTAATTAGAAATAAATGGAATGGAGATATTGATTTTATAACAGGTCAAACTATTCATCCAGCAGATTATTCTATGAGAAAAGCTAAAGGAGATCTTTCATTAAAAGATGTATTTGGTTACCAAAAAGTTAGACTTGATTCTGGAGAACCTCTTATTTATTATAAAAAAATAATAAAAGATGGAATAGTTACATATAAAGAACAACATGTTTATAAATTAATTAATTTATATGGTGAAGGGCAACTAGCAACTGAACATTATCCAGATTTTAAAAAATCTGTATTAAATAATGGTACAAGAAAAATAGATAATGAAATTCCTAATGCTGAACTTATTAATCATTTTGGTGGTGCAAATCCTTTAGCTGAAAATATAGTTACAGAAGAGCAATTACTTACTGAACCAGTAAAAGAAAAACCTTCTATATTTGATTTAAGAAATGTTCCTTTAGATTATACAGAAGGACAAAGAGTAGCATTAAATGATGTAGCTAATATGATTGATAGTAATAAACAAAACTATTACTTATTAGCTGGATATGCAGGTACAGGTAAAACAACTCTTACAGAAAATATTGCTAAATATGCACAGGAAAGTGGTAGAACTGTTTCTATTCTAGCACCTACTAATAAAGCTGCTAAAGTGTTAAATGATAAATTAAAATCAACAGGTGTTAGTGCCAATGCACAAACAATACATAAAGCAATTTATGGTGAACCTAATGAATTTGGTGAATGGGTACCAACTGCTCCTCTTAAAAATTCTGTTATAATTGTTGATGAATCTTCTATGATTGATAAAAATGTCATGAATGATTTATTAAATAATACTAAAGGAAATAATATTGTTATTTTTATGGGTGATGGTTTTCAATTAGAACAAATTGGTGAAGATTCAAAATTATTTACATCACTTGAAAACAAATCTCCATTTGAAAATGAATATGGTGTAAAACTTTATGGCTCTACACAATTAACTGAAGTAAAAAGACAATCATTAGATTCAGATATATTAAAAGTGGCTACATTACAAAGAACAGATAATAAATCTTATATACCATCTGAAACTGTAGGAGATTTTAAAGTGGCTAAATCTAGAGATGAATTTTTAGAAGACTATAGAGAGTCTATTAGAAATAATGATAATTCTGTAATGGTTGTAGCTACAAATGAAGAAAGAATAGCAATGAATAAAATTGCTAGAATAGTAAAATTTGGTCCTGATAGAAATGTATTAGAAAATGGTGAAGTATTAATAGCTATTGCTAACTCAACAGATTATTCTAATTCTGAAATATTTAAAGCTGATACAGTAAGAGATGATTCTACTAAACACACATTAACCTTTACAACTCCTCAAGGAAAAGTAGAAACTTACGATATGTATTTTTCTTATATAGTAGGAGAAGATGGTATTGAAAGAAAAGTGTTTCATTTTCCAAATGTAGCAAGAGCTAGTATGTATCATGCCCAAGTATTAGATGCTATTAAAAATAGTGATGAAGCTTTATATGATGAATTAAATAATGACCAAGATATAATTTTTAGTAAAAAAGGAATAGCAAAACTTTCTCCTGCTATTGTTATAGCTACTTATGGGTATGCTATAACAGGGCATAAATCACAAGGTTCACAATGGGATAAAGTTTTTGTAAATCAAAACTATGTAGCCCCAAGTTGGAATGGTGCTAGATGGTTTTATACAGCTATAACAAGAGCAGCACAACAAGTTGAAGTTATGCCTACAGCAAACAATACAAGAATTTCTCCAGAAGAAATTAATAAAAGAATTGATAGTATTGCAGAAGAGTCAACTCCTATAGAAGAAGTACAAACTGAAGAACCAAAACTTCAAGATAGACAAATACAAGTGGAACAATTTAAAATCACTATTAAACCTGATGGAAAAATGTTTTATGATAATGGTAAAGAGGTAACAGATCAAACTACTATTAATAAAGTAAATGTAAGAAAAGAATTACAAGATGGAACTTTAAGAACTTCTATATACAATAAAGCAAATTATTTTGTACTTTTGGATGGTAAAATTGTAGGAAGTGGTAAAACTAATCTTGGAAAAGAAAGCATCACTGATCCTAAAATTAAAGAAGCAATATTGGCTAAGGCTGTAACTTATAAAAAAGAATGTTAAGATGGCATGTATTTTAGAAATTAAAAAGACAATTAATGAAAGTATAGATAAACAGCTTCCTTACAGAGAAGTTGTTATGTCTGACAAAGCAGCAAAAAGTATTAGTCAAAGTTTAAATCTTCTTTGGAATTCTGCTATAACAAGAATTGCTCAATATTCTTCTCAAGGAGGATATAGAGTAATAGTTAATTCTATAGAAGATGCTGCACAAAAAGAATTAAAAAAACAACAAGAAGCAGAAAAACTTTTTGAAAGAGATCTTGCATTTTTTAACGGAGATGAAGCTTTATTAGAACAAGAAAATCCTAAAGAAACATTTTATCAAAAAAATCAAACAATTTCTTCTGAGGGTAAAATAGCTTCTGAAAAAACTATTAGAGATTTGGCAGCAAGAATGTCTGATAGAATTGGTATGCCTTTTAAAATAGAATCTGATAGAACTAAAGAATACAAAGGTAAAATTGAAAATGGTGTAGCTTATGTTAATTTAGCTTATGCTACATTAGACACACCTATACATGAAATATTAGGACATCCTATTATTAGAGCTATTAGAGATAGTGTTGATGAAAGAGGGGACAATGTATTATATCAAAATCTATTAAAAGAGCTTGAATACGGTGTAGGTGGAGAAGTGTTAGATAGGATTAAAAAAGATTACGTAAATAAACCAATAACTGAATCTAGTTATACAGGAGATGGTAGTGATTTTGAAAGTTGGAAAAAGAGTAATGTTGGAAAAGATAGTAGATTTAAATATTCTTTAAAAGAACAACAAGAAGAAGCTCTTGTAGAACTTCTTGGTATGATGACAGCAGATAAACTTGATAATGTTAAAGATGGTAAATTAATTTCTTTATTAAAAAGACTTCTTAAAGAAATAAAACAAGTTATTAAATCTCTTATTAAACAAAGAGAAGTGGAGATAGAAAATCTTCCTGATAATTTAACTATTAATGATTTATCAAATCTATTAGCATATTCTAATAGTAAACTTATACTTCCAGGATATGAAGTAGAATATACTACTCCTGATAATATGAAGTTTAAAACTTATCAAGAAGCTAGTAATCACATTAGTGAATTAGCTAAAAGCACTGAAGAGATTGATTTAAGTAATTTTACTCCAGTTAACAAATGGAGAGTAACAGGCATAAGCTGGGGTTATAACCAAGATGGTTCTGTAGAACAAAATGGTTATATAAATGAAGAATTTGACACTAAAGAAAAAGCAGAAGACTTTTATAGTCGGATGAATAATACAAAATATGCAGGAGAGTTAACAATAAATAAAGCAAATTCTTTACCACAATCTTTTATAGATAAAAATAAAGAATACGAACAATCTAAAGAGATTGTAGAAGAATGGAAAAAAGTAAATAACATTCAATATAACCCTGAAGAAATATATTCAAGAGGACAAGAATTTAGTTCTGTAGTTGGAGCTTATTCTGATTTTGATGTAAATCTTATGATGCAGAATCTTCTGCAACATATTGAAGATAATGAAAAAGCTGGAGGTAAATTTGCTATATCTGCTTACACTAAACCTGTAGATAAAACTATAGGACATTTAGAAGGTGGAGGAGGTAAAATTAAGTTTAAAATTTATCCTAAATCTGAGGATATTTTGTGGGCAGCTAATACAGATGTTTATTCTGGTTCAGTATGGGATGCTTCTGAAAAAGTAAATAAAGATAAACAATCTGAATTATTAGGGGTTAGTTATACAAAATATCCTTCTATAAGAAACATTAATGCAGTGCAGTCAAATCTTGCTTCTATTGTAGATGATTTAGCTCATCATCATAATGAATTAGGTATTGTTTTAACAGGTAATAACTTTAGACTTGAATATGATGAGGATATACCTTATCAAACTAAAAAAATTATTGATGGTATTAATTCTATTCTTGATCAGAAGTATGGTAAATTAGTTAAACCTGAGATTAAAAAAACTGATGTTTGGAATGTCTTTAGAGATAAAGAATATAAACAATCTTTTAATACAGAGAAAGATGCTGAAGAATTTATTAAAAAACAAAATGTACCTTATTTACACTCTATAAAAAAAGAAGTTTTAGGTGTTAAACCAACTCAAACTAATGAAAATACTACACACATTAATACAATTAAACAAAATGCTGGTTTAGTATCTTTATCATTTAATGAACAAGAAAAAGCAGTTTTAGAAAAAGTTGGTAATGTATTCTATCAAGATGGTATTAAAGTAGAAATTATTGAAGGTGACAACAATAATCCAAAAAAAGTATATTTAAATGGTGTTGATACACCTTTATACAAAGAAGATTATGTTAATTTATTAACTGAAAAATATAAAGAATTATTTCCTTTTCCAAAAAAAGAATTTACAAATCAAGCTTTAATTAACACTAAAATAGCTAAACTTAAAGAAGTGGCTAAAGCACAACCAAGAAGCTTAATTAGAAGTGAAGTTATTGAACAACGTAAAGATTATACTAGAGGACAACAAACTTGGGATCCTGATTTTGAAGAATTGCCATTTCAAAAAATACCTTCTAAACTTAATGAATCTAAAACTATTAGTTCAATAGCCAGTAAAGAAACTATTGCTAAAGTTAAAGACTTTTTAAAACGTATAGGTGTTGATATAAGCTCAGCAAAAGAAATAATAGTAAATGGTAAAAGAATAGATGCAAATGCTATAGCTAATATAACACAAGCTTTAATACAAGTTGTAGAGGGTAAAGAAGCACAATCTTTACCAGAAGAAGCTATGCACTTTGCTGTAGAAATTCTTGAACAGACTAATCCTAAATTATTTAATCAACTATTAAAAGAAATAGGTAATTATGCTTTATATAGTGAAGTGTTATCTGAGTATGCTAAAGATCCTAATTATCAAACTAAAGAAGGTAAACCTGACATTAGAAAGATTAAAAAAGAAGCTATAGGTAAAGTGTTAGCAGAAACAATTATTAAACAAGCAGAAGATATAAATGAAAAACCAGAATTGTTAACTAAAGTTAATTCTTGGTGGAGTCAAATATTAGATTATTTAAAAGGCTTATTTAGTCAAAGTGGTTTTGATAAAGTTGCTATGGATATTCTTTCTGGAAAAAATATAGGGACAGCTGCAGATATAATAGCAGAAGAAGGTTCTGTATATTTACAAAAATCTAAACAAGATGATATTTATGATAGTATAAAAGAACTAGGAGAAACAATTACACCCACAAATGAAGGTTATTCTATAGATGGTAAACCTATTAAACGTAGAGTATCTGATATAGTAAAAGATTGGTATGATAGAAAATTTACAAACAAGTCTTTAGTAGCTAGTGATTATGAAAAAGCTGTTAATGATTTAAAAGCTGAAAAAGGAACTGCTGGGCATGCTGCATTTGAATATGCTTTTGATTTATTTGTAGATGCTGATGGTTATTTAAGAGAAGATGAATTACCAGGTACAGATTATGAAATTAAAAACCCTAATTTTCCTTTAGATTTTTATTTAATATTAAAAGAAAATCTTAGACAACGTCTTAATTCTTTTCCTAAAGATAATGGTGGTACAAGATTTATGGCTGAAGCTAGAATATATGATGCTAAAAGAGATCTTGCAGGTACAGTGGATTTTTTAGCTATTACTCCTGAAGGAAAAGTAAGTATATTAGATTGGAAGTTTATGGATCTTAATATAGAAAAATATACAGATATTCCTTGGTATAAAGTAAATGCATGGAATACACAAATGGAACAATATAAACTTATCATTGGAACAGTATATGGTGTTAAACCGGAAAACTTTGAACAAACAATGATGATTCCTATTAAAGCTATCTACACACAAGGTAATCCTAAGGAAGGTATTATGCCTAGACTTGATGGTATTAATATAGGTGATGTTAATATTAAAAATATTGAAGAGGATTATTTAATTCCTGTTGGATTAAAAGAACAATCTACAGGCATTAAAAAAGTAGATGATTTATTAGAAAAATTAAATGCTATTTACAAAAAACTGTCTGATCAAAAAGTTACAGAAGAAACTAAAACAGCAAAAGCTGAACAATTAAATGCTTTGTTTTCTGCTATTAGACAATTACAGATGAAACAAAATGTTATTCCATTAATTAATCAGGCTAAAATATTAAATAAACAAATTGAAAATCTTTTTGCACAACATGAAACAGAATTTAAAGATAAAGAAATAAATGATTTTAAAGATAATGAAATTGAAGATTTTACAAAAAAAATTGAAACTTTAAGAGAAGCTATAGAAGTATATTTAAATCTAGACCTTGAACTTAAATTTTTATTTGAAGGTGAACAAACTACTGAAGACAAAGAATTAAAACAAGATCTTAGAGATGTTGTAGATAATGCTAGAGATTATTATGATAGGTTAAAAACACTAGATGAAGAATTTACTGTTAAATTTATAGGTGGTACATCTACTGCAGAAAAAGTAGTTAAAGGTCTTGCAAGAATGTTCGGTACTACAGCAACTATTCAATTAGAAAGTCTTTCTGCTTTATATAAAAAAGCTAATAAAGCTTTTGGTTTAGCTGGTATGGATACCAGTACAGAGATTAAACGTCTTTCTGATTTAAAAGATGCATACCAAACATGGGCATTATCTAATGGTTTAACAATAAAAAATCAATTTAATATTCTTAAAAAAGAAGATACAAATGAACTTATAGATGAATTTAATCCTGAGTTTTATTCTCAGTTAAAAGAAAAAATAGCTTTAAAAGATTTTTCTTGGATTAGAGCTAATATTGATATTCCTGGTTATAGAGAATTTTTAAAAAAGAAAAAAGAAGAAGAATATGATAGAATTGACTCTAAACTTAGAGTAGGTACAGAAGAACAAATAGCTAATGAAATAAAAAGAGAAACATTTAAAGCTGAACAGTTATATAATACTAATGAACCAGAATCGGTTGGTTGGTTATTATATGATGATATATCTAAGTATCCTAAAAGAGCAACATGGGAGTCTGATCAATGGAAAACTCTTAATAAAGATGAAAACAAACCCGCTCTTGATTTTTATAATTATATTAGAGAGCGAAATGACTATTATAGATCTATAGGGTATATTCATGCTAAACAAGCTAGAATTTTTCTTCCTTGGGTAAGAAAAGGCCTTGCTGAAAAAATGATTTTTGGTGGTAAAATAACTATAGGAGAACAGTTTTTAAGAAATATATCTGTAGATGAAGGTGATACAGGTTATGGCCAAATAGACCCTTTAAATGGACAACCTATTGATACTATTCCTATTTATTTAACAAGAAAATTAGAAGGAGAAGTATCTACTGACCTTTTTAAAACTATGGCAATGTATAATGAATTTGCAATTAAATTTAAATATTTATCAGAAATTGAAGGACAAGGTAGAGCATTAATACGTCTTGAAAAAAACAAAAAAGCTATTGCTACTTCTATGTTTAGTAAAACTGAATATAAAAATAATGTATTACAATTTAATCCAGATAATAGTCAAAATACTAAACTTGTTGCATCAATGGTTAAAGCTATTATATACCAACAAAAATACGTACAAAATGAAACTTTTGATCAATTATTAGGAAATCTAGGAAGCTATGGTGAAAAAATAAATGCTAAACTTGGTAGAAAAATATTTCCAGAAGATTTAAAAGATAGACAAGTTAGTATTAATAAAGTGATTACTCAAATGAATAATACCTTTCAATTAAATGCTTTAGGTCTTAATGTTCTTTCTTCTCTTTCCAATTTATTTGGTGGTAAAACACAATCATTTATTAATTCTGGCAAATGGTTTACTAAACAAGATTTTATAGCTACAGAACAATGGTTAGCTGCAGGTAAAATGGGAGGAAATGATAGACAAAAATCATTAGCAGCTATGGATTATTTTATGCCTTTTATTGCAGATTATAATAAACAAGCAATGCAAAAACTATCACTATCAAAACTTAATGATCAAGCTGTTCAAGAATACTTAATGGTAATGATGAGAAAAAGTGAGGAATTTGTACAAACAACAAACTTCTTTAGTTTTTTAAGAAATTCAATTATACAAGATGGTAATATTATAAATACAAGAGAGTATTTAAAATCTACAGATGAATACAAAGATTTTTATGCTGGTTCTCAAGAAGAAAGAACTACTAGAGCAGCTAAATTTGAAGCAGATGTAAAAGATTTAAATGCTAAACAAGGGGTAATGGCTTTAAGTACAGTAGTAAATGGTGAATTTGTAATCCCTGGAATAGAAAGAAAATCAGATTCAGTTCTTGAATTAAGAAGAAAAGTACAAAGTTTTACAGCTGATGCATTAGGATCAATGGGTGAAGATAATAAACGCCTAATGAACATGACTGTTTATGGTAACTCTATGATGTTATTTAAAAATTGGATTCCTAGGCTTGTAGATGTACGTATGGGTAATTTAAAATATAATTCTGCTTCTGACGCTTATGAATGGGGTAGAACTAGAATGATAGCTAGAATATTTTCAGAAGATTTACTTGGAGCTATTGGTAATTTAAAAAATTCTTTACTGGGTAATGATAAAGGTATAGATTTTCTTAGACAACTTTATGAAAAAAAGAAAAATGATTATGAAGCTGATACTAATAAAGAATTAAAAATGACCGAAAGTGAGTTTATAGATCTTACTAAACAAAATATTAAAAATCAATTATTTGATTTATTAGCATTAGCAACAATGTGGTCATTATATTTAGGATTAAAAGCTTTAGCTCCCGATGATGATGAAGATCCTGCAGTTAAAAATCAATATAAATTTTTACTAAAAGCAACTGATAAATTTAAAGATGAATTACAATATTTTTATGATCCAACAAGTATATCACAATTAGTAGGTAAAGGTATATTTCCTTCTTTAGCATTATTAGAAAATTATGCAAAAATTATAAAAAACTTTATGATTGAAAATTATGCTATTGTTTCTGGTAACGAAAAATTAGAACAAAAAAATTATGTTATTAAATATTTAATGAAAACTTTTCCATTATCTAGTCAAGCTGCTAGTTTAATGCCTTTATTTTATCCTGCATTAGCAAAAGATCTTGGTATTAAAGCACAGTCTCATTACAATATTAGATAATAAGTAAAAAAGTTAATAAAATAAATAATGTTTATGCTATATTATGTATAAAAAGTTGTATATGATTTAGCATAACATTATATAATACCATATATTTGTTGTTTCTATAGGGAGTAGAAATTTAACTTTAAACATAATTTACAAAATATTACAAAAATGAGTGATACTTCCCACAGCCAACCTAAAGTTGTTAGTGCAATTAAAGAATATTTAGCACCTTTATTATTATCTATTGTTGGTTTATTTATATGGAGAGATATATCTGAGATGCGTGCAGATGTTAAGCTTTTATTAGTTCAACAAAGTGTAGATAGAGTAAAGATAGAAAATATGGAAGGGGATATTGCAATGCTTAAAGGCAGTGTATATCAAAATAGTAATCAAAAAATAGTAAATTATTCTTATAAAACTCAACCAGCTAAAAAAGAAGATGAGATTGAAATTCAATAGTGCAATGAAAAATTGGAAAACAACTTTAACTGGAATTATATTAGCTATATTATTAGCTGTACAACCTTTAGCTGATGGTGTTATAGATTTTAAAAAAGATTGGTTTAAGTTTTTAATAGCAATCGGTATTGCTATTTTTGGTTTTTTTGCAAAAGATACTAACACTCAAGATAAATAGTTATGAATAAAGAAAACATTAAAAAATGGTTTACAGGAATTATAATTATAATATTAGCTTTTATTATTTTTTTACAAAGATCTTGTCAAAATAACCATATAATTAATCCTCCTATATCTGTAGTAAAAATAGATACTATATGGAAAATTAAAACAGACACTATCATTAAAACTGTAAAAGAGATAAGCGTAATACATATGCCTGTTCCTTCTGACCCACAATATCACCCTACTAACGATATAGATACTTGTAAAGCAAGATTTAATAGATTACTTACAGATATGCTTACTAAAAGAGTTTATGCTGATACACTAAAGCTAGATAGTCTTGGTACCATCACTATCATTGATACGGTGTTTATGAATAAACTTGGAAAAAGAATTAAGATATATGATTATAAAATACCATTTGTAACTAAAACTGTTACCATAACAAAACAAGCTGACCCAAAAAGACAATTATATATTGGTGGTAACTTATTTGGTGATAAAACTAAATTACAATCACTTACTCCTGGGATTCTTTATAAAACTAAAAAAGACCATATATACCAAGCTAATATAGGTATTAATTTTGATGGTACTATAACGTATGGTGCTGGTATGTATTGGAAAATCAAATTAAAATAATAAACCATGGATAAATCAACATTAGATAGAATAAACTTACTACATCCTTCTGTGAGAGAAGAAATGAAAGTTATAGTTAATGAATGTAATAAAGCATTAACTGGGAAATCTCAAGTTAGAATAGCACAAGGATTAAGAACATTTGCTGAACAAGATGCTTTATATGCTAAAAGACCAAAAGTAACTAATGCTAAAGGAGGTCAATCTGTACATAATTATGGATTCGCTATAGATATTGTTTTAATCATAAATGGAAAGGAAGCTTCTTGGGATACTCATAAAGATTGGGATAATGATGGGATAGCAGATTGGGATGAATGCGTAAAAGTATTTGCTAAACACGGATGGAGCTGGGGAGGAAATTGGGCGAGTTTTAAAGATATGCCTCATTTTGATAAAATAGGTTTTAACAATTGGAGAATATTACAAACCAAACCTAGAGATAAAGCTGGGTATATAATTATATAATAATGGCAAAACCAACAAACACATCAGAAAAACTTGTTAAAGTAAAAATTAAAAGAAAAGGTGTACACAGTAAATCTAAAACTTCTAAATTAAAAGGAAGTAAGTTATATAAAAAAGCTTACAATTCTCAAGGTAAATAATATATGGAAGTAATATATCAAGGTCATGTCGCAACTGATGGTAGTACAAAAATAACTTGTACCACTACATCATTGGTTATAAATGAGATTATAATTAATAATCCAGATAATAACTATAATATTACAATGAATAGGTATATGACAGGAGATGGTATACATCTTATTCCTATATATGAATTTGCTTTAGATCTTGGTGATACAGTAAGAGATACTGAAGGCTATACATTAAAAAAAAGTAATTATTTACAACTAATAACTAATGTAATAGGTACAACTTATTATATTAGTGCAATAGAAACAGATTAATGTTACAGATATATAATAAATATGGTCAGTTAAAAGTTGTATCTTCTACATCTAGTACAGGAGTTTCTTCTGTATCTGGTGTAGCACCTATTACTTCAACAGGAGGATCTAATCCAATAGTTAGTACATCAATTCATACTAATAAACTTATTGGTAGAGGATCAGCAAGTACAGGAGTAATGGAAGAAATTACTATTGGTGCTGGGCTAGCTTTAACAGGAACTGTTCTTAATGTTATAAGTCCTGTAATTCCTCATGCTCTTACAAAAACAAATGATACAAATGTAACTATCACTTTAGGAGGAACACCAAGCACATCTTTATTACAAGATGTATCTTTAACTTTAGGGTGGACAGGTACATTAGCAGATTCAAGAATATCAAGTGCTTCTATATGGAATGGTAAACAAGATGTTATTTCTTTAACTACTTTAGGAACATCTGGTGCAGCTACATTTATTTCTAATGTATTAAACATACCTCAATATACAGACATATATACTGGTACTGTTACATCTGTGGCAGCTCTTACATTAGGTACTGTTGGTACAGATTTATCTTCTAGTGTAGCAAACAGCACAACAACTCCTGTAATAACATTAAATGTTCCTACAGCAAGTGCAACAAATAGAGGAGCTTTAAGTTCTACAGATTGGACAACATTTAACAATAAACAAAATGCAATAGTATATACACCAGCAAATGAAGACGGTACAATTCTCTACCACTCTGTTAAATGGTTTACACCTACTTCAACTGTTAGTTCAAGTGGTACAACAGTTACGAGTATAGGCACTCAGTTTACTTCTATAATGGTAGGAGCGAAATTAACCATAAGTGGAGAAAGTAGAATTATCACTGCTTTTATAAACAGTACAAATGTAACGGTTGCAAGTGCTTATTCACAAAATTATAGTGGTATTGCTGCCGGAAGTTGGGGTGTTTATAGTAAAGCATATTCTATAGCACCAGCAGATAATCCTAATTACTTTGGTGGTTATATTATATCAGATTATAGAAATACTATGTTACTTAGAGCAAATTATGATAGAACCGAATTTGGTTTAAGAATTGCTGATACTTTAAATAATGTTGCATTTAATCCAACAAATAATAATGCTTTTCAGTTAGGTGGTAATAAAACTTTTCAATTTTTCCCAACAGCTGCATCAAATGCATTAAATGGTACAGCAGATTTAGGTATAAGAAGAAATTCAGCAGGAATATTAGAAATATACGACGGAATTACAGCCACAGGTTTAGAAGCAAATAGACGTGATTTACTAGTAAGAAATATATTTGGGAGTAAATTACTAATAGGTACAACAGTTGATAATGGCTCACTTTCAAATATACAAGGGAGTGTTACAGCAGCAAGTTTAATAGCAAGAGGTCAGTATTTAGCACCAACTTTAACTGCAAGTGCAAATAACGATGTATTAGTTGGTTTAGATATTGCTTCGTCTTTTACGTTAGGAGGTTTTACGAATGTAGGACAATATCATTTAAGAATTGCCTCACCACCCACTAATGGGTATAGTATTTTTTTAGGTGGTAATGCTTCGATAAATGGTTCCAATCAAATGAACCTATATCGGAATGGCGCAACTGTATTTGGGTCAAGTAGTGTAGAAACTAACGTAAGTACAAGTTCTCCAAATGTTCCATTAAAATTTACATTATCTTCTGGAGCACTTGAATTTGGGAGATTTTTTGCTACAACAGGAAACTTTATAGTACAAAACGGAGGAACTTTTACAGACATATCCAGTGCAAGGCTTCAAGTAAATAGCACGACACAAGGCTTCTTGCCTCCTAGAATGACAAACGCACAAAGAATAGCTATTGTTTCACCTGCAATAGGGTTAATGGTGTATTGTACAGATACAGTTGAAGGAGTGTATGTTAACAAGTCAATAGGATGGACCTTTATAGGATAATAAAAAACAAAAACAAATGATAAATTATACTTGGAAATTTAATGCTTTTGATTGTACGCCTGATAAAGTAGTAACTTCAATACATTGGAGATACAAAGGAGTAAATGAAAATAACACTTCTTATGAAACTTATGGAGTAATAGGAGTTGGATTACCTGACTATGAAAATTTTACAGATTTTGAAAATTTAACTTATGAACAAGTTTGTAGTTGGATAGAAAATTTAGTTGATGTAGAAATAATGCAAAATAATATATCTGAACAAATAGCACTTTTAGAACAACCAAAAACTATAACTTTAAATCCACCTTTTTAATATTAAAAAATATTAAAAATATATAAGTAAAACAAAATAATTATTAATACATTTGTATAATTAAAATAAAAACATTATGGCAATACCCTCAAAACAAATCGGATGGAGCAATGAATCAAACCTATTATGGCAAGTTGCTAAAGAAATAGAATATTTAACTAGAGCAACTACTAATGTAACGGTAACAAATACTATTGCAAATCCTGTACCTGTTTCTGGTCCTCTAACAGATACACAATTAAGAGCCACCCCTGTACCAATATCTCCAAGACCAAATACTACTGGTTCTAATGGAACTACACCTTATAAATTAACATCTTTAGCTAGTACTAATGCTAATGTAGTTAAAGCTAGTGGAGGTAACTTATATTCTATTGTAGCTATCGGACTTACATCTACTGTGAGATATTTAAAATTCTATAATAAAGCATCTGCTCCTACTGTTGGAACTGATATACCTGTTATGACTATTCCAGTTCCAGCTAACTTACAAGGTGCTGGTATTGCTATTCCGTTTTCTATGGGAGTTAATTTTTCTTTAGGAATTGCTATTGCTATAACAAGTGGTGTTGCTGATACAGACACTGGTGTTATTGGTGCTGGAGATGTAGTTATAAACTTAACCTATGCTTAATTATGTTAACATTATTAAATTGTGGTCAAGGACAACAAAATACAATTAGTGTATTTGCTTTAATTGAAGCTTTTAAAATAAGAGTATTTGGACTTACTGGTACATATTCAGCAGAGGCTTGTCAAACAGCCACATTGAACGCTTTAAACAATATATAAATGAGTTTATTATCACAAGCATCTTTAGTGATGACACCAAATGCTATTAAGGAGAGCAAAATCTATTCTATTATACCTACTAATGGTAATGGAGATGCAGATTTTACAAGAGGCACACTTGCAAGTAGTACATTAAGTGGTGCTAATGGATTAATTGAACTTGTTCCTTATAATTTATTATTAGTTAGTGAACGATTTAATGATGGAAATTGGATAAAACAAGGCATTGCTACAGTAATTCCAAATGCTATAAATTCTCCAAATTTAACTCTAACTGCTGATAAAATAGTTGAAGATACAACTAATGCTAATCATAGAGTTTACCAAACAACTCCTGCTTTTACAACAGCAATTACAGTTACTTTTTCTATTTATGCAAAAGCTGGAGAAAGAAATTGGATGCGTTTAGGTATTTTTGATGGAACATCAAAATATTGTTTTTTTGATTTAACAAATGGAACTATAGGAACATCTTCAGGGTTGATTTCTCAATCAATTACATTAGCTAATAATGGTTGGTATAGATGTACTATTACTGCTGATGTAATTGCCGTTAATGTTCAATCACAAATTTATTTAGCTTTAAGTAATGGTGGTTTTGGGTATTTAGGAGATGGAACAAGTGGATTATATTTATGGGGCGCACAAACAGTTCAAGGTTCTGTACCAAAAGATTACTTTTTCACAACAGATAGATTGAATGTTCCAAGATTAAACTATGAAAGTTATGGAGGTTGTCCAAGTATTTTGTTAGAACCTCAAAGAACAAATTTATTATTAAATAGTGTTTGGGCTGGTGGAGGTACTATTCCTACGAGTTGGACTGCTAATTTTGTAACTGGAACATCAACTCCTATTGCAAGTATAAAAAATCCAAATGTAACTGCTTATAGGTTTGTTACTACTTCTGCTCAAAGACAAGAATTTTTTCAAAATTTTTCATTTAGTTCTACACCTACAAATTCAATAACTTGTTTTAGCGTTTATGTAGAATCAGTTACTACTGCAATTATTGTTTCTCAACTTATAAGAATAAATCCAACAGGTGCTGGAGCTGGAACAACTGTGTTTTTAAAAAACAATGTAGTAATAGCTAGTGGAACAAATATAGAAGCTGGAAATACTTATTCAATTCAATACACTGTTACAACATCAGATACTTTTCAATTTAGAGTGGGTAGTGGTGTTAGTAGTACTGTGGCTGGTAACTTTGTAATATCAATGCCTCAAGTTGAACAAGGATTATTCGCAAGAACAGCTTATAGCACTTCATTTATACCAACTACAACTGGTAGTGTAACAAGAAATGCTGATGTGTTTACAAGAAATAATTTATATGCAAATGGAATAATTACAGATATAGGTGGCACTTGGTTTTTAGAAATTAATAATAATTTAAGTTTAATTAGAGATGGTACTTTACCTTCGGGAATATCTTTAGATGTAAATCCAGCTTTTTTTGATGATGGGTTTCTTATAAGAAATAATTTTAATGGTACTTCTGTAAGATTAGGAATTGAAGTAAGACAAGGAGGTAGTATTGTTACTTCTTATTCAACACAAGAAAATACAGTAAAAATTGGAATAAAATGGACTGGTTCTAATTTTGTTGGTTATGTAAATGGTATTGCACAAATAGCTGGTTCATTTACACCTATACAAATGAACTATCTTACTGCAAAGGCAGATGATGTTCCAAAGTATATAAAATCAATGATGTTTTTTCCACTTCCATTAAGTAATTCAGAAATGGTTGCTTTAACATCATCAACTAATTATATATCATACGAAAATATGGCAATTAACTTAAACTACGTAATACAATAATAAAATGGCAGACGCAAGTTTACAAATAGGAAATGGCAATTGGGCAGTAAAGACTTCTCTCTTATTAGGGTATAACATTGTTTCTAATCGTTATAACCCAATAGAAATTGGTGTAACAAGAGAAACAACAGGTTCAAGAACAAATCAAGCTGGAATTATTGATTATAAAGATAATAACATAGCAAGGATAAATTATGAAGGAGGAGTTGGTAGTTTATTGTTAGAACCACAAAGGACTAATTTAGTTTTACAGAGTGAAGCATTTGATACAGTTAGTTGGACTAAAATTGCAACAACTATAACTGCTGATTCTATTGTTTCTCCAAGTGGAATTCAAAATGCTGATACAATTATAGCTAATGGAGTAAGTGGTTTTCATTATATATATAATTCTGCAACTGTTTCATCTGGAATAACATACAGTATTAGTGTATACGCAAAAAAAGGTACAAATAATTTTATACAATTAGCTGGAGGAACTATAGTTTATGGAAATAATTTTTATGCAAATTTTGACTTAAACAATGGTTTAGTAGGTACTGTAGGTTCAACTGCAACCGCAAGTATTAAGTCAGTTGGGAATGGTTGGTATAGATGTGTAATTACTGGGAATACAATATCAAATATTATAAATGATGCTTTTGCTGTTATAGGGATAGTATCATCAGCAACATCTGTAAGAGCTGAAGCAAATATTTTAACAACAAATATATATCTTTGGGGCGCACAAATTGAACAAGGAGCTTATCCAACTTCATACATCCCAACTACTACTACAGCATTAACAAGAAACGCAGATACATTTACAAGAAATAACATTTACACAAATGGACTTATAACAAGTGCAGGTGGTACTTGGTTTGTTGAATTGAATAATAATCTTAATTTAATTAGGGATAACGGTTTAGGTTTTTTTTTAGACACTTCATCATCAGGAATTACAAATGGATTTATTATAAGAAGTAATACTGCTCTTTCATCAAGGCTAGTAGTTGAAGTTAGACAAGGTGGAAGTATAATTTCGACTACTGATGTATTGACTAATACGGTAAAAATAGCTATAAAATGGGATGGAACTTTAGCTAATGTATATGTGAATGGAGTAATAAGATTAACTAATATTCCTTTTACAACTACTTTGATGGAATTTTTAAATACAAATTCTTCAATTGGTATGCCTTATTACATAAAATCAACAATGCTATTCCCTACTCCTTTAACTAATACAGAAATGATTAATTTAACAACTTTATAAAATGATTTACAAACTTAAATACGCAGACAAAAAAACTGCAATATCTGATTTACTAGACAAAGGAGTTTATGTAATGCAAACAATTGATGAAGAAGAAGTCCTATCTTTCGGAGAGGGTATTCACGCAATTGTAGAACTTGGTAAAATTGTTATTAACCAACCTACCGAAGAAATTAAGCCTATATTTGCAGAGGGGTATCATTACGATGTTATGTCTGAACAAGAAATTGATTTTAAAGAGAATGAAATAATAGTTAACAACCCAAAGCACGGATTTTTAGGGCATTAAATAAAAACAAAATTAAAACCAAACTACATTATGAAAGAATTAAAGTTTATCCAAGCTTGCCCAAGCGACATTTATTATACATGGCAAGTAAATCTTTGGATGGAAAGTCTTAAAGAAATAGGACATTCAGACAAAGCAATTAATTTAATTTTTACTCCTAAAGGTAGAGAAAATAGAGATAAATGGAAACAAGTAGAAAACTTATATCCAGAAGCTGAATTTTACTTTTATGAAGATGAAGACCAATTAAGTAAATTAATAGGAATATATATTCCTGTGCTTAGACCATATGTTCTTTGGAAACATTTTAAATTACACCCAGAATTAAGTGAAAAAGCTATTTTCTACTGTGATTCTGACATTTTGTTTATGAAAGATTTTAATGTAGATCAATTCTTAAATGATGATATTAATTATTTATCAAACACAAATAGTTATATTAATGCTAAGTATTTTGATAGTAAAATTAATCAAGTGTTACCAGAAAAACTAGAAGAATATAAAACTAGAGACATTCTTGCAGAAATAGCAAGTGTTATAGGTATAAGTAGAGAAGTTTGTGAGACTAATAATGATCATTCAGGAGGAGCACAATATTTATTAAAAAATGTAGATGGTGCTTTTTGGAGTAAAGTGATGAATGATTGTATTCTTATAAGAACTTATTTACTAAAAATAAACAGAGAGTTTTTTAAAGATGAAAATTCAGGATTTCAAAGTTGGTGTGCTGATATGTGGGCTGTTTTATGGAATATTTGGTTAAGAGATCAAGAAACAAAAGTGGTTCCTGAATTAAATTTTGCTTGGGCCACAGATCCAATAATAAAATTAGATACACATACCATCTTTCATAATGCAGGAATAGTTTCTGAAACAGGAAATGGTTATCCAGCTTTTTATAAAGGCAAATATCATATGGGAACAGATCCTACAAAAGATTCTTACTTAGATGTTATTCTTAATAATGAAATATCACAAAAGTTTTGTACGTGGTTTTATGCCACTAAATTAAATGAAATTAAAAATAAATATAAATTAAATTATTAATAAATAAATATAAATATTATGACACCAAACAAACGTGACTTAAAAGCGTATTCTCGCTTTGATGGAACTGGAAGAATAGTTCCAGGAAGTACTGTACTTAGACGTAACAAACCTAGAGTAGGTAAATGGATTGAAATGCAAACATATGAATGTTGTAATGATGTTACATTGTTATATACTGTTTCTTCCCCAACAATTACTGATGTATCAGTAAGACTTTTCTGTAATGGTACAGAAATAAATTACTTATATACAGCTAGTGATTCAACTACTATTGCATCATTGATTAATATATTAAATAATACATTTAATGTATTAGGAGTATTTACAAATCCTAGTGGTAACATTATTCAATTAGTAATGTCTGGAGCACAAAAAGCAGCATTATGTCCTGTAGGTACATTAACTTTTACTGTTATAGCTGATTAAAACAAATATATGTCAAATACAACAACTTTAAAAGCTTTTGTTAGATTTGATGGGTCTGGACGTATAGTTGCAGGAAGCTTAATTCTTAGAAAGAATAAGCCAAAAATAGGTAGGTGGAAAGAGATTACAACATATGAGTGTTGTAATCCTACCACTACCACCACCACTACAGAACATTTATTGTAATAACTGATATAAAAAATAAACAAAATGGCATTAAAATCCCTATTTCCTGAAGAAATGATGGAATCAAAAGGAAGTTCTAGCCTTACACTAGAAAGCATAGCAGGAAAGCTAACATACTTCCATGAACAATTACATTTATTACATTGGCAAACTAGTTCATATGCAGAGCACCAAGCTCTTGGTGGATTATATGATTATGTACATGATTTTAAAGATGAAGTGGTAGAAAAAATAATGGGTTATACAGGAAAAAAACCTAGAGCTTTTAAAATAGAACCTCTATCTGATAATGCAGATTGTAAAGGTGTAGTAGTAGCATTAATATCTTTTGCTAGCCAACTAGAAGAATTTGCAGAAGCTAATAATATGCCAGATATTGAAAATATTTCTCAATCATTATCTGGAGAAGCAGCTAAAACTAAATTTTTATTAACATTATCATAAATGCTAATAAATAAAAGATTTTTTCCTAAAATAATGTTAGATAATGATATTATTTATTTAGCTCACTTAGAGGGAGTAATAGATTCTGTTGATGAGTTATCTAGTATGGAAATTACTAAAAATAATGAATCTTATAGATTTAGGCTAGCACCTAGTCTTCCTAAATATATACCAATGCTTTTAGAAGAAATACTAAAGTTGCATAATTTATTTAGAATCAAACTTGATCTCAGTAAATCAATAAAAACTTCTGGAACAATTGTATTTGAAATAAATTTAAACAAATAATATTATGCCTACATTTATAAAAACAGGGTTTTGGGAAAAAACTCAAAAAGGATTTGATCATTGGTTAAATCTTGATTTATTCGTAGCACAAGCTGTGCCTACACCAAATTTACAACAAGTAACTGATACTGGATATATTACTACTACTGCTATCACTGTAGCAGCATTAAATTTAACAGACGTTAGTGCACCAGCATTAAAAGGATCTTTAGTATATAATAATCATATTTTAAATTTCTATAATGAAAATTCTGAAAGTATTACTACTGTAGATTCTGTTAATAGAATAAATGCTTTAGGGTTTGCTTCTGCATTAAATAATACTGGACAAGATGTAAATGCTTTTGGTGCTACAGCAGCTCAAGATAATAATGCAAATAATGTAAATGCTTTTGGAAGTGTTGCATGTGCCACTAATCAAGGAAATGATGTAAATGGTTTTGGTAATGGATCAGCTTACAATAATGTAGGAAGTAGTTTAAATGCTTTAGGAAATTCAGCTGCAAATATTAATAGTGGAAATTATGTAAATGCTTTAGGTAATAATTCAGCATATAATAATACAGGAAATGATGTAAACGCATTTGGAAATACAGCTGCTTATAATAATGCAGGAGATAATGTAAATGCTTTTGGAAATGGAGCAGGAAATGATAACTTACTTAGTGGTCAAACTATTTTTTCTAATGCATCTATACCAACTTATGCTGATCGTACTGCTGCAGCTTTAGCTATAACTATATTTGAAGGTGCTTCTCCTGGTTGTACTTATTTATACTATGATTTATCAAGAAATTATATATCAGCAATTATAACATAAATAATTAAATATGGCAACATTTATTAAAGCAGGTTTTTGGGAACAATTATGTAAACCTTGTACAGGATACAAGGGATGGCTTAATTTAGATAAGTTTGTAAAAGATATTGCAGGAGAAGGTATAGTGGGTCCACAAGGACCCCAAGGACCTCAGGGTGTTCAAGGAATGCAAGGAGTACAAGGAGATACTGGTCCACAAGGAACAGCTGGAAATTCTGTAACAATATTAGGATCAGTTGCTGATTATGCAGCTTTTTTAGCTGGTCCTGGTAGTTCTCCTGGAGCTAATATAGGTGATGCATGGATTTTATTATCTGATGGATCACTAATGAGTTGGAATGGTACAGTTTGGTTTGATGCAGGAGATATAAAAGGACCTCCTGGTGACCAAGGTCCACAAGGAGAACAAGGTGTGCAAGGTGTACAGGGAATACAAGGTGTGCAAGGACCAACAGGTCTTACTGGATTATTTGCTCAAACTGCTGATGGAGGTCCTGTAACTGCTACAACAGTAGAAACAACAATAATAGGCCCTGGGGTAGGTACATTAACTGTACCTGCAAATGGATTTCAAATAGGAGATAGTTTTGCATGTGCATTAGATGGTATAATCACTTGTTTAGGTTCAGCAACATTACATGTGCGTGTTAGAACATTAGCTGGAGTGCTTTTAGCTGATACAGGTATAATTGCTATGGAAGCTACAACTAATAAGTCTTGGTTAATAAATTTATATTTTACAATAAGAACATTAGGAGGAGCAGGTGTTGCATCAATATCATCAGGAGGATTGTTTTCTTATATTAAAAATTCAGGAACTAATTTTGAAGGATATGTATTAAGCACACTTAATAATACAACATTTAATACAACTATTGACAATACACTCGTAGTTACTATGCAATGGAATACCACAAGCGCAGGTAATTCAATTCTTTCAAGAAACTTTACGCTTACAAAATTATATTAAAATTTGTATATATAAAAAATAATATATACTTTTACTGTTAATTTTTAAAAAACCAATTTACATTATGGCACAGTATGACCCAAACAAAAAATGGACGTGGACTCCTGAAGACAAATTTGAACTTTCAGGAAAAGATTTTGGATTAATTCTAAATACATTTAGAGCTATCTTAGGTAAACCAGAAGCACAAGAAATATTATTAGCTCAACAAGCTTCTAATGTATTAGAAGGTGTATTAGCTGCATCAGTTGAAGCTGGAGTAGCAAAAGAAGTGATAGAAGAAATACCTTCATAAATTAACATAGCTGTTGGGAGATGAATAACAGCTTACCTTAAACAAAAGCTCTTCTCTATGAGAATATATGAACCAAAGAATAAAATAGATGTTATAACGCCAAAGGGAGATGGCTCAATCATGTTTAT